GGACGCTGCCCCGGTGGCTTGACGGGCGGACGCTGCCCCGGTGGCTTGACGGGCGGCTGTGGCGGCCACCAACCCGGACCACCGTAGCCGGGTGGCTTGACGGGTGGACGCTGCCCCGGTGGCTTGACGGGCGGCTGTGGCTCTGGCTGTGGCGGCCACCAACCGGGGAAGCCCGGAAAATCTGGGAAGCCGGGGGGGAGGGATGGTCGCGACCAGTAATCTGCTCGGTCTGGTCGAACTGGAACGCGATACTGCTCCCAAGGAACATCCTGACCGGCGTCATAGAACTGGTTGGAAGGCTGGTGATGCCAACCAGTCACCTTGTTTTTGTAACTGAATTTTTCTGGCGGCGTAGGGCCGAAGCCGACAGAATATCCGGGGGCACCATCTGAGGACCAAACCCGCTCCATTCTGGGCTGGAACCCCATCTCTCGGGCCATCATTGCCCAATTTTCCCGATCCCGCCCATACGCTTCTTGGTCGAAGTATGGAAGAAACGGCATCCGGGGCAGAGTGGGTCCATCGTATGGTTTGAAGTGATCCCAAACCTTGTCCCCTCGGAGGCCGGGAAGGTTGTCCCGCTCGCGCACCTGATCCCACGGGGTTTCCCCCGGTGCCGTCATGCCGAACTTATCAAGAGCCTCATTGAACCAGCCCCACCCAGCAGAGTTGAATGCTCGCGGTCCAAACCCATGGCTGTCGTAGTAGGGGTTCTCAATATACGCCAAGTCTTGGACTGGGTTGCTGAACGGATTGCCAGCCATGTCCCAATGTTCCGGCACCCAGCCAAGGCGGTCTCGGGCGGGCCTTGGGTTCATTGGGTGGTCGGGGATCTCACTGCCCGAAGGTATTCGTCCCCGGCTTTGTGGCGGTCTGTCTTCGGTTTGCATAAAAGGGCGAGGAGCGGCGGCCCCCGACCCGCCGCTGTTTTGACCACCGAAAGGAACAGCCATGCCGGGCTGGTAAGTATTAAACCCGAGCTTTTGCTGCTCTGGCTGTCCGTTTCCTTGTGGCCCCCCCGGCGGCATGCTCATCAGCGGGGATGGTTGCGTCATCCTGCCCCCAACCGTCTGGGTTCCGTCAGCCTGTTGCTTCATCCCGCCGCCCATTGCCATGGTCTGTGGGAACGGCTGGGTCTGTTGCATGTATGGTGCCTGCTGCTGCTGGCCACCAAACGGGTTTGTTCCGTCCGTAACGCTGTTTTGGTAGGGAACTGTGCCCTGCTGCTGTCCTGTAGATGCCACACCCGGCGGAACTGCACCACCTATCGGATGTTGCGGAGGTGCCGGTTGCTGAGGGGCTGTCGGGGGTGGGATGTTTGGGTTGTTGGGCTGGTACCCACCTTGGTTCATTGGCATTCCCTGCCACGGGGGTCCGGGGTGCAGCCCTATGCCCTGATGTTGCTGCATTGCCCCGCCAAGGGGGTCCAAGTAGTTCGGGGTGGGAGGGTTCTGGTAGCCCCCCGGCGGCATTGGTGGTGGAAGCTCTACGCCCGGCCTCAGACCAGTGTTGTGTAGCTGGTCGGGATGTGGCTGAGGAGGGACGCTGAACTGGCCCGCGCCCTGCTCCCCCGGCATCCCACCCCCCTGCGGAGGCAGCACGCTTTTCCACCAATCTTGTATGCCCTGCTGTGCTTGGTCGACCCAGTCCATCATGGTATCGCCCCACCCCCCTTGACCATCCGGCTGAGGCTGAGGCTGAGGCTGGTGTTGTGGGTTGAACGGATCTGTAACGGGGTTTGTCCAGTCGGGCATTGCCCCTCGCTGGGACGGGTGTGCGCCCGGATCTACTGCCCCCGGAACTGCCCCCGCCCCCGTGTCCGGCATCCCATACTTCTCGTACATTTTTTGCTGGTAGTGTGTCCCCCCCTGCCTCTCAGGCTTCCAGAACCACTTGCCGCCAATCTTCACGCCACCAACAGGCTTTCCGGTGCCTGTGAAAGGAACGTACCCTTGCTGTGCAGCCCAGTCTTCGTTCACAGCCATTCTGGCTCTCCAGATTACGACGCCGTCCTAGCGTCAACATTCAAATCAATGTAGTCCGAACCGGACACCCCCGTGCCATTAGACGAAAAGCGGAAGTATATTTCATCTCCCGCTTCATACGACGGCGATTCGGTGGCACCCCGCAGCTTCGTTGGCTTTGCCACAGACACAGTCTTTTCGGTCACAGCAGAAGTGACAGATATACTGTCGCTCCCCACCGAGGTGATTGTACCACGACTCACGGTACATTCACTCAAGTCTTTTATCCAAAAAACCGGCGTCCCGTTCAATGTCAGTTGATATGCGGCACCATCGGCATGGGCACCATCGGTGGACGTGGTGTCTGTGCTGAAGGATTCCTGAAGGCTGGACAGCATCTGACCATAGCCCCCTATTGGCACGAAGGTTCCACCCTCCACTCTCAGCGGGACTCCAGAGCCAGAAAAACCCTCGTCAAAACCACTGGCAAGGCCCGTCCCCTGACCAGTGTTTGAGGAAATACCCGGACCAGCGGGTGTATTGCTGGGGTTTTCAGTGGTATTTGGAGAGAGAGACACGTCGCCACCCCCCTTCCCCAGTGCAGACCACTTCTTCTGGGCCACTTCAGGGTCAATGAACGCACTCGGATGCGGGACAATTTCGGCTGCAACTAGGTTTGTGCATCCAGTCCCAATGCCAACACTGGACTGCCTTCCGTCGCTGTCACTTATCATGATCCCGTGGTGCTTCACCGTTCCAGTGTTCACGATCTGGATGGCTGGACCGTCAGTTGGGTTCTTCAGGACCAATGGTCCTTGTAGCTCAATGGGAGCGTTCGAGGTAAGGGCAACAAACAACTCCTCCGCAAACTCGTTGACGCCGGGGTCGACCATCTTGCCGCCGCCGTCACGAATCTTTGCGCCCCACTCCCGTTGCCGCAGCTTGTTAGCCACGGTTCCAAGCAATGAACGAAGTGTCATTTCTGGTCACCGACCCCGTGGATAGTTATCTCGTACAGCTTGTGAGTTTCGGTGTTTGGGCACCCCTCAAGCTCAATGCGTACAAACTTGTTGGATTTGCTGCGTATTGTCTGGTAACTGTCGAAGTTTTGATCCACAAATCCCGTGGGTTCCGTCATGTCGATGTCCACATCTGCCGAACCAGAGGTTGTTGCGGCACCGTCGCCCTCCTCTGACGTTCTGTCAAAGTCGTTGATCTCAGCAGAGCTAGAGAAGTCTTGGTATTTTCGCAAAGTTAGCTGTGACTCCTCAGTGTTTGGCTCAAACACTAGCTCGACACCACGAACAGACTTGGTCCCCGGAGCCATGATCCACCGCATGTGGCCAGTCTTGTACTTCCACAGGAATCCACCAATCTGGTACTTGCTGGTGTTATCTGGCCTGATGACCCATGGCCTATCCACAACGAGGTGGTAAGACTGGGAAACACCGACAATCTTCCTGACCTGCCCCTTGCCCCTTCCAGAGGTAACAACAACCGGGCAGCCTATGACGTTGGACTGGAATATCTTGGTGTTATCAGAAGCCTTTAGCCGAGTGGATGAGTCGAACGTTCCGTTCAAGCCGCCCACGGAGGCGGCAACACCGTCGAGGGGTGCCGCACCGGCTGCGAGAACCCGTCTTCCTGTGCTTCCCCAGAACGGCTGCCTCTTTCCGTCCATTTCACCCGTGTAGCTGCTGGAGATTGGGGAGTTGTACTCCTCAATCCACCACCTCCCATGCTTGTAGTGGTAGCACAGGGCGTGGTAGGGGTACTTGAATCCTTGCAGGCAGACAAACCACCTGATTGTGTGGTGCTGCGGGCTGTGAGATGCGTGGAAATACCTAGTGTCGAGCCAGTTGATGGCCCATTTGTGCTGTCCTGTGAACATCGGCTGGATCATGTCGGACAGATCCTCGATGCTGTTGCCGTCGTAACGGTAGACCCCCTTCTCGTCCAGCAGATATGAGAAACCTTCCGCTGAAACCCAGCACCTGTGGTTAACACACCCCCTCCAAGCATTCAGGAAAATCTTCCCATCGGCGGCAGGGGTGGCCACATACGACAACCGGTACATTCTGTACTGGTAGAGAATGTACAGAGAGGCGTTGAGGGACATAAGCCCCGTCATCCGCCCAGCCAAGGGGTCTTCAGTAAGAAACATCTTCTTGTTTCTATCCCAAGACTCCGACAGGTCTGGCTCGCTATAGTGAATCGTAGAGCGTTCAGCGATCTCCGTCCTAATGCTGTACTCAATGTACGGTTCAGTGTCACCGTCATAGTCTTCAGAGAGAGTGAGTGTCTGCGCCCCGGTGTCCACCGTGCTAATCGAATACGCCTTGGTGTTATTGGCACCGAGAGGGTAGAAGTTTCTCCCCGCCATGGATGCTGTCCATATTGTCCCGATACCCGTCACGGTAGTGCTATCCTTGGTGACCGACACGGCCCCCTCGGAGTAGTCAAGGTCGACACCGGCAAACATCCGGCTGTAGTGGTGTACCACCACAGACTTGAAATCCGGCGGCTCACCATGGCGTGCAATGTTCAAGTCGGTGCCGTCTTCTGCCCGCAAAGGTACGGCTGCACCTAGTTCGTCATCATCCTTCTCAGACGTGAATGTCGTCCCCTCAAGGGTCTCGTCTTCAATGTCGATGTAGAACGTGTTTACATTACCATCCTTGTTGCGAAGGATCTGACGCTTTGTGACACGGCTGTCTGTAGGGACTTCAATGTTGGAATACAAAATGGCACCGCTTCCGGCATTCCACATTCCACCGGCACGATAATCACCCGTTGATCTTGAGTCGAGGATTTTGAAGTGGTCCGCTGGGTCCAGATCCCCCATGCCCAGAAGGGTGATTTTCCATGTGCCGTTCGCGCCAGCGTCTCCAACAACCCCGCTGATCTTGATTCGCTCCCCCTCTACAAGTCCGTGCCCCTCTGAGGTCACAATGTGACCTTCCGGCCAGTTCGGATATGGATAGATCATAATCCAGTAATCCGGCACCTTATACCATTTGACGTTCGTTATTGTCCCTGACCGAGAGTCCATATCGAGCTTGTCTGAAATTGGAGACAGGTTGCTCACCAGACCACGGCTGTCTAGAAAACGAACATAGCAGTAGTATTCACCCACAAAATCGCCAGACCCAGAAGTAGACGCCACATTTGGCTTGGACGTTGGGGCGGGAACCCCTGCATCCACGAAGTCGTCCAGCAGTCCATCCCACCGCCTCATCGGCTGGTCGCCGCGAGCCATGTACAGCATGCCGTCTGCTGATTCAGAAAATGAGGGAACCGGGACGTGTGCCATATCAGACCTTTGGGTTTCTCCGCTTGTCCACCGTATCACTGTCTAACTGCCCAACAATGAAGTCCGCATGTGGCGGCCCATAGAAGTGCATTGCGGTGTACGCACCACTGGCATCACCGCCACCAATGATCTCAAAGTTGTCGAGTGTCGCAAATTCTTGTCCTTCTGCCATCCAGCTATATCGGACTGTGTAAAACCCAGTGTCTAGAGACCCTAGAAATAAGGAGTCTTCGAACAGGCCAGTCAGGCGGTCTTTGTCTTTCGGTGGCACACCAGCGCAGGTCGCAACGTCACTAAAGGTGTCGCTGTACACCACATAGTTCGGGGCAATGTCTGGGTTGATGGCATCAAGGTTTGCGTCCACGCAACGAACCCTCAAGGGGACCGAGTCGCCATTCTGAAACCTGCCTAGGTACATCAGTCCACCAAGAATGTTCCGATTGCTTTTCGCTCTGAACCGGCAGCCCTGTACTCAAACAGGATAGTGTAAAGCTCTCCAGCAGAGAAGGTCGACGTGGATATAGGAAGCGACCCTGTCCGGAATCCCACCTTTCCGCCCGTGTCGGATTCACCGAGATACCCACTGGCAGCGTAAGACCCGAACCCATCCGGATAAACACGATAGAGCGGAACACTTGTGGGGCTGACTGGCTTGAACTCTGAGTCACGACACTGAATTGCCAAGGGCAAGCTCCCCCCTGCGGCAACGTGTCCAATAAAACCAATATCGAGCATCTTATTCTCCCTCGAACTTTACGACGGCGTATCCCGGTCGGGACTTGAGGGTTCCAATGTCGTCACTTATGCAGTTTACCTGATCGTCGGACGCCCCCTGCGGCAAATCAAACTGGTCAATTTCGGCAACCAGACCGATAAAGTCCCGTATGGATGTCGATGAAGCCGGAATGTCTGGCATTTTACTAGCTCCACACCGGAATGTATCGGGTGTTTCCGTTCACTTTTATTTGCAGCCATTCCGTGGCGTTGACTGTCACCGTCGCTGCCCCGCTCATGGTGTCATCCATCGCGTTGTTTTGGAGGTTCACAGTCTTGCTGTCACCAGCAATCTTGAACTCAACCACCTTGCTCGAATCGAGTTCCAGTACGGCTGCACCGGCTGCTTTCAACTGCAACGAGTCGCCGTTGTTCTTGTACGTCAGCCCCCCTCGCGTGGCAACGTCCGTGTCGCCAAGATAAAGGTTAGCGTTGGCGGATGTCTGGGCAACAATTTGAATTGACGACTGATTATTCTGGGCACTCCCGCTGTCACCGCTACCCGTGACAAACTTAAATGTGGAGTTCCCGTCGCGTGTGCTGGAATTCACCTCAAACGGAGTGGCTACAGCGGAACTAACGGTCATCCCCTGACCGTTGGTGGTCAGGGTGGCGTTGGGCGCGTCGATGGTTTTATCGTCACCGTCGCAGGCCATGATGACGCCAGCGGTGGTGAAGGTGCTTCCGGCCACCACATCACCACTTCCACCACCACCACCACCAGTGGTGTCGATGGCGTCCTGAAGATTGTCTAACGTCATATATTTCCATGCGGACGCACTCTCGTCCCAGAGGAAAATCTTGTCGTCGGTCGCGTCAGTTGACTCTGTCAACTCATCGAGGTTTATCGGGTCATCCAGAGCCAGCCCGCCGCTTTCTTGCGCTAGTCCAGATCCTGCACTAACAGAAAAAGTAGTAGAACTAAGGGAGATGCCGTTACCAGCAGAATAAGTAGTGTTGGTGTCGGTAGCACTGATACTCGTCCCTGAGATGCTAAGGTTGCTGCCAGCGGTAAGCCATGCTGCGGCTCCAGCCGAGTCATCCCAAAACATGATCCTATCTGCATCGGGATCTGACAGGCTCTGTATTCCCAGATGGCTAAGAGCCAGCGTCTGGGTGTGATCTCCAGTCGTTGTGTCTGTCGTTCCGGTCAGTCCGGTCCCCGCCGTAATGTTCACACGGGTTATGTCCCCACTCCCGCCTGCGGAAGCGGTTATCGTCGACCCTGATATCGACAGGTTTGAACCAACCGTCAGCCATTTGAACGCCCCCTCGCTGTCATCCCAAAACAAAATCCTGTCTGCGTCGGGGTCAGAAAGGCTTTGCAGGCCAAGGTGGCTAAGTGCCAAACCACCAGACTCCTGTGCAAGCCCTGTCCCAGCAGCAACAGAGAATGTCGTTGTGCTTAGAGAGATTCCGTTCCCGGCAGAATATGTCGTGTTGGTGTCCGTCGCCGTAATTGTGGTTCCTGAGACCGACAGGTTGCTTCCCACGGTCAGCCACGCTGACGCCCCAGCCGAGTCGTCCCAGAACAGAATTCTGTCTGCATCAGGATCACTCAGCGACTGGATTCCTAGGTGCGACAGGGCCAACCCGCCGCTCTCCTGTGCGAGTCCTGTGCCAGCGGCAACTGTAAATGTGGTCCCGCCCAGAGCGATGCCGTTCCCGGCAGAGTATGTGGTGTTCGTGTCGGTGGCCGTGATTGTCGTTCCCGACACACTGAGGTTGCTTCCCACGGTCAGCCACGCAGTTGCCCCCGCAGAATCATCCCAGAACAAAATCCTGTCTGCGTCAGGGTCACTCAGGCTCTGGATGCCTAGATGGCTGAGGGCAAGCCCCCCGGACTCCTGCGCAAGCCCCGCCCCGGCGGCAACAGCAAAAGTCGTTGAACTCAGAGAGATGCCGTTACCAGCAGAATATGTCGTGTCTGTGTTGGTTGCCGTGAGTGTTGTTCCAGACAAAGAAAGGTTTGACCCAACAGTGAGCCACCCGGCTGCCGTCTCGCTGTCGTCCCAGAACAGAATTCTGTCCGCACTCGGGTCGGAAAGGCTCTGGATTCCGAGATGGCTAAGGGCGAGAGTCTGGGTGTGGGCACCGGAGGTGGTGTTCTGGGTTCCGGAAAGGCCAGTTCCGGCTGTAATGTTCACTTGGGTTATATCGCCAGCAGCCACCAGCCCCAGAATGTTGTCTATAGTGACAGCTTTGGTTGACCCAATGCCACCACCAGACGACTGCTTCAAAACGAAGTCAGACCCTGACGGGGCTGTGTCTTCCGTGAAGTCTTTGATCTGCCTGTTTGCCATTATCCCACAACGTAGTTGCCGTCGTGATCGACAAGCAACCCGCCCTCATAAGCGATGTAGAAAAACCCGACAAGCTCTGTGTAATCGTCGGAAAAACTCACAACCGCATACCCGTTCCTGCTTTTCAGCCTCCCTATATCGTCCGGAACAATGTTCACCTGATCGTCGGACGCGCCTGACGGTAGGTTGAACGTGTTGATTTCCGCCACGAGGCCCGGAAACTCTCTCACCTGTAATGTTGATGCAGGAATGTCAGGCATTTCTAGACCTGTATTCGTCGACATCTTCTGTTCGGGCCGGTGTGTACTCCTCTGGCGGGGCAACAGCTTCCGGCACGTTCACCTCTGAGATTGCCGTTGTCCCAACAGCGGGAACAGCCATGGCCTCCAAGTGTCCCGGCCTGCTCGGAGTAGGAATCTCTGCATTGCTCCACCAAGCATCAACTGGAGGGATGACAATCTCCCGATTGTTGATGATGGGTTCTGCGTAAACATTGTGGTAAAGAGGACGGGGCAGGACTGGCACTTCGGTCTCGGAACGCCACGAATCGACCGTTGGGGTTCCACCGACCCCTGCGCCTGTCAACAAATCCCCCAGAGGAGGCAGGGGATACTCCGCAGGCACCGTGCGGATTGACGGGCGGGTAACAATCGCTGGCGGGGAAACCCAGTCCATATCCTGCCCCGCCGTTTTGCCGAACGGGTAGGTTGTACCAGACCCGCCGCTAAACAACTGGGCCACCTCATCGTCTGTCAGTGCCCTCTTCCATAGCCCCACCTCATCAATGCGGCCATTCATAAAGTTCTGGTTGCCGTACAGGCTACCAATCGTCAGGACGCCTTGGTTGTTTGCGGCTGCCGATGGGGTGAACCGTGTAGTATTCTTTGTCAGTTCTGAATCTGTTGTCTTGCCACCGTATATGGTCAGACCTGAGTCTTCCCCTGTTTTTCTGAGAACAGCCGCGACAAAAAACCACTCCTCGGGGGCAATCTGGGCATCCCACTTGGCTTCGCGGTAGTCGTTCCCGTAATCCACCTGAGCCAGAACATCACCGAATATGCCTATCTGAAGCCCATACTCCATCTGGATGCCATCAGGCATAGACGAATCACCCTTGGCGATTATCTGCTGGAGGTTTGGGAATGACTCGCAGTATGCCCAACCACAGATTGTCCACTCTGACGCAGAAGATGTTGTGGACAGATCCAAGTCGTTGTGATCTGCGTGATTCAGATATTGGGACGACGCGAACGTAAACTTAGCTGCCGTGCCTACGATGCCGGTTTCGTAGGTTACTCCCCCGCTCTGTGTTAGGTTCCTAGAACCCACCACAGTGTTTCTGTTGCCAGTCGTTTCCGACAAGGGGTAATAGGCAACCAAGTCTGTTGTCAGTGCCATTACTTATTCCCCGGAGTCCAGATGTTTGAAACATTGACAGACACCGCGCCGGGAGAACGGGTGCCTTCCATGATCTCTATCTGCTTTTCAAAGGGGACGCAGTCTGCGCACGACGGGCCACACACGGGACCATTGCAGTTGGTGCAAAAGCCACGGATCTTTCCGCTGCCCGGCTCCACCCTCCAGTGCCCACCGCAGTGAACACACTGGAGGGTGTCGGCCTCAACAATCCCGTCTGGGCCAGATATTGTGATGTGGCCCTTGGGCTTAGAGGCTGTCCAAGTTTTGTCGGACATCCCTATTCCTCATGGAACATAACCACCTGATACGCGATTGCGGCACTCGACCCAGAGGAAAACACGGCGACACCATTGTTTGCCGTTGCAGGGCACACAATCTCGCCGCCCGGAGCAGCAACCCAACGGAACGTGTTGCGCTGGTTCATGCTGATGGCATGGAGAATGGCACCAGACGTATAGGTTGGCTCACCAGTATAGGCATCCCGGCAACTGGCCAAGGCAGCCGGATCGTTCGGGTCCAGAGCCTGCGGGGTAACCGTGGTGGCTGTTCCCACCGCAGTGAACCGCTTGATCTGAAACTTCGTGGCGTTGTCAGCGGGGCTATCACCGCTGCCAATAACCAGATCGTAAAGCCTTGGGCGAACCGTCGTTGCCGACACGAGGCCCATGACAGACTTTGCCGAACTTGCGCCTGAAGTGACTGTAGTTTCGCCTTCCGTTCCATAGCGACGAGCCATGAGTAAATCTCCCGATTCATGTAATGGTTATGGTGGCGTTGTCTCGGAGGTGAGAGACACCTGATCCACCCTGAGTCTTTCCGCTTCCGTAGTTTCGGGAATCAGCCTGCATGGCAAGGCGAAGTGCCCCGGCGTACAAGTCCTGCTTTTCCCCCGTGTCAGAATCTTTCATCAAAATAGACATCCTGAGTTCGCAGTATGACAGAAATGCCTCCAGCATTGCTCCGGGTTCTATGTCGATGATGTCAGATATTCTGTATTTTACCTGAGAGTGGGCCGACGAGAGAACAGCATCCACCGTCAAAGACGTATCAGACTCTACCGATGTGATAATTCTCTCTTCTTCATACGGGTAAAGCCCCTCCACTCCGTCCGGAAGGTTCTTCACGGTGCCAAATCGCAGCACAGACCCAACCATCTTTGAAGTGAACTTTGTGTCCGTTCCAGTTACCGTCGTGCCGCCAGCCTGACCAACCACCTGACCAGTCTTATATTCCATTGTCCTGACCGGGGAAGGAACCCTCTGGTACATGAAATCAATGGAGTCTGCACTGGATGGGGCAGGGTGAAAGCTGACCGCCATGGCACCGACGTAGTCTGGATCGGCCAGAATTGTGTACGCACGAGGCTGGTTAGACGACTCGTTGCTCCTGTGAAGCTCCATCCACTCGCCCGGACTCACATATTCAGGGAAATCCCAGTTCTGGCTAGCATTCCTGAACTCGTCCGCAGACTGGAAATCCACCGGCAGGACGTATGTGTCTTGCCCGATGGAATACGAGGTTCCAGCGGCAACGTCCTCGCCCGGATTGGAACTTGTCTTCAACGTGAGAACCGTGTCGCTCTTCCTGCTGGCAACCTGATAGTCGATGCTGCTGATTGTGACCATGCCACGACCGGCCCAGCTTGGCCATGTCCCACCAGACAAGGTCAACTGCTTCTCATACGTTCCACCAGTATGGTCGTATGTCACAGTTCCGGTGGAGTATGCGGCCACGGTGTTGATCCGACCACGCTTGTAGTAATAGGACCAGTTGTACACGGACGGAAGCCCGCGATAAGCGGACATGACCGAACGTCTGGCCATCTTGACGTTGCGACCCTCCTCGACCCCGCCCATGTGATCGAGGAGGTGGTCAACAACGTCGTTGAATGTTGTGATCGGAGTCGACGGCATGCTACACCTCTATGTACGAAAGGTGCCCGACACCATTTCCGGTAGAAATGGTGATGTTCAACGCCTCTCCCGCTGCGGTCTCCATCCACCCATCCGGATTCCATGAAGCGGAGACGGCAAAGGTGGCAGCAATGGGAATGGCACCGGAAATAGCGGTTGTCGCACTCTTGAATATTGCTGTCGCCGTGGCACTTCCCCCAAGGACATAGGAGATGACATTGATTTTTTTACCGGTCACGGCAGCCACGGCAGCAAACGTACCGCTCCCGCTAATGGAGGCGTATTTCACCTCGTAGTTTGCCATGTCTTTTACACTGGCTAGAGACATCTCTGACCCCTTATTTCTTTGGTCCGTGTTTGTCGATAACGGATTCACGGAGTTCCCTGTAGGACTTCCGTGCATTGTCTGGGTTGTTCCGGACCATCTGTCTAATTTTTGAACGAACGATGTCCTCTCCGAGAGCCACCTTCTTGGGTGCCGACTCAGCTTCTCTGGATTTGACGTTCACCGAGCCAGAGCAGGCCCAGCCTCTTTGCTCGCAAACTTCCTGCACATGGCCCCTGCCACCGCTTGCCGGGACAAACGCCTTGGGGTCTCCGGGGAACTTGGCGAGCGCAGAGACGTACATGTCGTTTGCGTTCGGCTTGTGCCCATGCTTCATGGAGTTTCTGGTGATCTGGTCCAGAACCTTCTCATCACCCTCAAACTGCTTGGCCAGAGTTCCAACGCCCTCAAAGAACTCACGATCCGTGTTGCACCTCGGTGCCTGCTGGAACGCCAGCATCTCTGCCATGCGATGGCTGTTTCCCTCATCCCTGCAATGCTCGTAAAAACCCTGAATGATAGGGTCGCTACTAACCGTTTGGTATTCTTCAGCCATTAGTATCCACCGCCCATTATAGAACTTCGAAGAGTGTTCGGCTTCTTCCGCTTTTTCTTGCGTCCACCTTTTTTCTTCTTCTTCTTGTCCCTCTCGTACTCTGCCCTGCCTTTGGCGTCATACGAGTAGTGTTTTCCGTCAAGTTCCGGCATTATTCCGGACTCCTTCTTGCTTTGTTTGCCTGTTGCTGCGCCTTGTCTTGCTCGTGGCGAATCCCCTGCTGGTGCTTTTGCTCGTCGCGGAACATGTCGGCAATGTGCGTCTCTTCCGCTCGCCTGTTCTCCTCGGCAGACATCGCACGACCAAGGACCATCTCGCTAACCTTGCTCGCCTGCTCACTCTGGCCCTGATCTCTCTTGGCCTGAATGTCCATCTGCTTTGCAGCGATGTCAAGCTGAGCCTTGGCCATATCCATTTGCCCCTGACGTTGAGCCAAGACGGCCTCAAGACCCTGAGCTTGAATCTCTTGCTGCATGCGGGCTGCGTCAGCCTCCATCTCCTGCTGCTGCTTGACAAGCTCAAGCTGGGCTTTCTGCTGCATAGCCTGCTGTTTGATAGCCTCGCCCTGCATTTTCTGCTGGCCAGCGAACATGTCCATCTGCATCTTCTGCTGATCGACCTGCATCTTCTGCTGCCCAGTCTGCATGTCCATCTGCATTTTCTGCTGTTCCATCTGCATTTGCTGCTGCTGCATTTGTTGCTGCTGCTGCTGGGCCTGCATCTGGGCCTGCTGCTGCTGCTGCATTTGCTGTTGCTGCTGCTGCTGGAACCATGGCTGAAACTGCATTGGCAGCCGGTTATCAGTGAGCATTCCGTCGATGTCCAGTTCCACTGTGTCGGCCCACAGCGACAGGAACTTGTTGAGCGGAGCGGTGTCGGTGGTGACATCCGCATGCTTGGAAAGCTCTGGGAAGAGGATCTGCATCGCCTGCTGAATGTTCTGTGTGTCTCTGGCCTTGTTCGGTTTCCGTGCGGACCCCGCCTCCACTGTGGCGTCCATCTCCCTGACAACCACCTCTGGGTCTTGGCTGGTAATTAGCTGCTGCCACAGGTAGCCACCAGTTTTTCCAACCAGAGGCTCGACATCCTTGGACTCAATGAACCAGCGACAACAGAACTTTTCCATCTTCGCACACTCGGCCATCCACTTCTCGACCTTTGAGGACATGTGGTCCGGACGAATGTTCATCTGCTCTTTTTTGGTAGCAATGTCTTCAGCAGATCGAGACTGAGTGGTGGTCAGGCCAGCCATGAGTTCTGTCAGCCCGGTACGACGCTCAAACACATGGGTGATCTGCTCAAGAATTCTCCAAGCGTCGAAGTTTGTCTGGGGCTGCTGCAAGAACTGGACGACCTGACGAATATCCCTGTGTACTTCGTTCAAGGATATGAGTGCCAGATCCTCTCCGTTCTTGATCTGCTTGCGGACCTCTTCCTCCGCAGACTTCAGCACAGCGATAAAGTCCCTGCTCGACGACCAAATGCGGTTCGCCAAGTGGGATATGATGACGTTCATAAACACTAGTTCGCCAAGGCCCGGAGCAAGCGGGGCGATTGGCCAGACAGACCTAGGCTTCGGATAGAAGTCCAGAAGAACACAGGGCCACCTATTGTCCTTCCAATAAGGCACCGGCCAAGCGAACATTTCTTTGACTTCTTTGTCAGAAGCCTTCTTGAACTTCTCAGGAGGAGCATTCAAGGGGAACGGAACACTTGAAGCAACACACAGGTAGGCGAAATCACCAACCGTGTCGTCAAAAGCATCCTTGAGTGGGGTCGAAACCCCAGTCAGCCGGGAGCCAACACCACCACGGCTCCAAATCTTCCAATGAACCATCAGGTCAAACGACTTTCCTTGGGCACGCTTGAAGTTGCCCATGTCGTCGCCCTTGGTTTCACCTTGAGAGTTGGCACTTTCCATGTTGCCAGAACGCTCAAGAGTTCCCTTTTTCAATCCATATTCTTTTTCCACCTGCCAGACCGGCTGAACAACCCGCTTGGCAATCCAGCGAGCGTCATCCAGACTCTCTGCGTCAGGGTCAATCAGCAAGTTGTCTACCGTGTCGTAGAAGTTTCCAGTCAAACGGATATCTGAACCGGGAAACTCATACGGCTCTGTCCAAAGAACGCCACGCCCCTTGACGAGAGCCTCGGTGATGGCAAGCTCTGCATGCCTAGCCAAGCCTCCACCGGGCTGCTCGTTGGGGGTGTAGTTCAGCCACTTCTCAACAAGGTTGCACCTAGCACCATCCTGAGACTTCCGTGTCCTCTGCTCGACAACAGCCTGCTGATAAACTTGCTGCGCTTGCTGAACCTGCTGAACTTGCGGATGCAACTGCTGCATCTGCTGTTGCAACTGCTGCATTTGCTGCTGAACCTGCTGCGCCTGCTGCTGCTGCTGCTGCTGCTGCTGCATAGCGGCTGGGTCTTGCTGCTGTACAGGTTGCCCGTTCTGAGGCTGCTGCTGCTGCTGAGGCTGCTGCATCTGTTGCTGCAACTGCTGGGACTGCTGCTGCAACTGCTGCATTTGCTGCTGCAACTGCTGCCACTGCTGCATAATCTCCTGCATATTCGGCGGGCCGAAAAGCTCAGGAGAAATGTCAATCTGAACCCGTGGCTTCACGGTCCTCTGTGGGTTCCTCCAGTAAAGAAGTGGGCCGAACAACGCCACGAGTTCAAATGCCTTCGCCATTGTCATGCGAAAACGGGGAGTCGTGTTGGTGTTCAAATACTTCTTCTTGAACTTTGGCTCCCACATGAAGCCGGTGGCCCCAGAGAAGAACGCCATGCACTGCTCTGAAATGTCCGAGAATGGCTTTTTGTGTTGAATGGCCAAGTCAATCTTGGACAGCCACCCAGTAACGATGGGGCGCAATGTCCCGTCGTCTGGGCTTGTCGGAGTCGGCTGGTTCTCAAAGGGTGGCATTTATCACGCCTTTTGCATTGAGGAGTCACGGATGATAGCCGCCACGGTTTCTTCCGTGTATCCGCCCTTGATTGTGTCTGCAATCTGGTCGGGAGCATAGCCCCGCTCCGACAAGATCAAGATTCTCTCTTTGGGGTTCATCTTCTTTTCAGACGCCTCTCTCTCTGCCTCTTCTTCCGCCCGCCGTTCGTGAACCGCTGCCGCTGCCTTGGCTGCGGAAACCCTGCGATTTTCTCCATTCTCGATGGTGTCCCAAGCCCCGTACCTGACAGCAACATTCTGGTTGTCGACAAGCTCTTGGTCAGTGATGTGATGCACATTGGTTTCCCTGCGAGGCATGCCGCCACCCTTGGGGAACCGATACAGAACATACACATGCTTTTCCATGATCTCGGTGACAATTGCAGCATGCGGCTCCTGAGAAATATCCCCGTGCGGATACCACAGAACAGTCGAACCCAAAGGCAAAACAGGCATCTTCTTAGTCATCGTCAGTCTCCTCTTAGTTGGCAGTACCCGGACCCATGGCAAAAAACTCCTCCTCCTCCTTGCCTTCGCCCGCTTTCTTCCATTCCCTGAAGTGCCTCATCGCAGGACTCATCGTGGTGGGTGCGCCACGAGGAGGAACATACTCAGGGCTGTAGGACGCTAAATACCTCAAAGTATCCATAAGGTGGTCGTTTTTGGGAACCGGGTCGTCAGAAATTGCGTCCCGTGTCACCCTCTTTTTGTAAAGCAAGAACTCCTTCTGGAGGTTCGGCGTCCTGTCTCGGACAACACGCAGCTTTGCGGTGCCGTTGTTTCGTATTGTAAGCCACTCCCTGACCAGCCCGATTCCAGCAGGAATGTTGTCGCTGCCCGGAATGAAGTTGCTCCCAGATTGACGTGAGCGAATCCCGTATCTTTCAAATGCGTCAGAGTATTGCTGGCGAACGGTCTTGTTGAAACCCATGGGGGTCTGTCGACCCGCCCGATTGTCGATCAGAAACGCCTCAAAGCTCTTGCCTGACACCTTTTGCAGAACACTCTTGGCCACCTCGTCTGCATCCAGACGACGTAAGTATAACTCATCGTACACGACGATAGTATCTGTTTTGCTCCTGTTGGACGGGTTGGGCGGGGGAATGGCGGCAAATAGGATCGCACACACCACATGTCCGGGGTCAAGGACAAGGAATCTCGTCCAGTCATTGGGTGGCTGGTTGCCATTAGCCCGGATGACCTTGCCTATCCCGTCGTCTTCCTCCGGAGTTCTGCCGGGAACCCCATGAACATCCATGGTGAAGTTAGGGTACACCAAGAACGTGTCCGTTACAAACTCCCCCTTGTCACGCGCACGGACCTCCTCTGGCCCAATCTTCGACCAAGCCTCAATCCGCTTGTCTTTTTCTTTCTTGTCGATGAATGGGTTGTCTGAAAACCGCAGCACAATCTCATGTACATCCGGCTCTTCGTCGTGCTTCTGGTCCTCGGCCCGCTCAGACATGCGGATTAGTGCGTCGTTCCTGCTATGCGGCCACACAGACCAGATCAACCGCCCCTTCCTGTCAGACAGCCGTGCCTGCCACTCAGAGACGTGCTTGGAGTATTCAATATCTTCGTCGATGTGAATCAGATCAACAGGATCACCCTGCTTCGGTTCAGCCTTGGAGGAGAAGGCGTGGATCTCTGTTCCGTTGACCAGCCTGCACACAGAGAACACTCGCTCTGCCTTGTTCTCCCACGCCCACTGATCCTGACGGATCATCCGTGACGGAACAAGCGGCGGGGCATTTTTTGTCTTTTCCTCGTATGCGGCGTCATATTCCTCCCATGGACGCCATGCCCGCCACTCATCTGTCTTCTCATCCTTGATGATCTGGAACGAACCTTCCTGAAACAACATTCTGTGGATGGTTCCACCGATGTGTCTCTGGTCGTACCCAATCACCCAGATCAGCAGCGGCCTGCCCTTGGGGTACTTGTACGGGATTATGTTGCCATCAGGCCCGGCAATGGTTATCCCAGTGGCTGCGGAAGCTGTCTCAGCAAACGCCGACATACTTTTGCCGGATCGGTTTCCGCCACGGATGATCCTCTCGGACGCAAGAGACCCGTGAAACGTCGCCTGCTTTGGCATCGGCCTGTACAGACGCAGTGCCTCGGATTGCCTACGGCTTTTTTCCGCCGTTACTAGGGCTATCCTGTTTCTTAGCTCTTCGCTTGCTTCCGGCATTCGGTGCCTCTGGTTCTTCGATCATATCCTTGATGAGCTTGGGGTTCTTCGAAAGGAATAATGCGATAATTCCAGTCAACTCACTCTCAAGCTCATCGTCGGTCATTCCCGCCAAGTCTGGCGCACTGTCTCGCTGATTGGTGGACTCTACGATCAGCTTGACAATGGCCATCTTTGAGTCAATTACAGACTTGGAACCGGGACGCTCCACGCGCATGGCGTCGATATCCTGCTTCCACTCCGTACAAAACTGGCTCAACCCCCCATAAAGACGCATCATCTCGGCAGCAACCTCAGAGGTGTGGGGAACCTCAATGCGGTTCCCGCGAATCCCTGAGACCAATGTTGCAAACGCCGTGCGTTTGTCCTTCTCCTTCTTGGACAGCCTCTTTTCTCGGTCCTTTTCTTTCCTGCATTCCTTGCAATGAATGTCGTCTTTGCGGAACTCGGTGACCTCCTTCACCACTCCGCACGTCTGGCACATCTTCCCTTCAAGAAACACGGTACTCAAATCTCCTCCTCCTCATCACGGGCACCCAGCATCGCCCTGATGCCACCCATGCCGCCACCGCCAAGCAGCATGCCGCCAACCGCGCGGGCTGCGTCAGTCTTGTCCAGTCCTTGTCCAGCCTCTAGGTATGTAGCCAACACATCTCTGAGCGTGTCTTCCTCACGCCTCACCCTGAGAGTCGGCCTGTACCTGCGGCGGATGCCGGTGAGCATCTTGTCAGGATCCCACGTCATTATGTCGGAGATGTCGCTGCCCTGCTCTTTGGTGTGGATGAGGGAGTCGTAATCAAGGCTCTGGAGAACCTCGTGTATTTTTTCGCCAGTTTCTGTTTGGTGCCGCTGAAGTGCCAAGTCGACATCTCTGGCGGGAACTTCTCCCACGGGCGGCTCCTTGCCAATCCTTTTGTAAATCCTAGCCGCCTCATCTTGGGAGATTTTCTTGCCTTCTCGGACATCAAGCGGCCTATCAGTCCGGATTCGAGACTTGTAGACCGTGGGATCAAACCCTTCTTCAGGAGTTCTGGCTTTTAAGGAATCTTCTAGGGTCTCCCTCAAAGCTGGTGCTATACGATCTCCGTGTTCTAGTCCTTCGACGGCATCTTCCAACCCTTCTGGGTGCCAACCGTGGTGGTCGACGTATGCATTTTCAAGGTCTTCAAGCCCGTCTAGTGCTTTCTCAAGTCCGGCCCGTTTGTCTCGTTCAAGGAAATCTTCCAGCCCTATCCTGATTTTGGATTCCGGTGTACTTAGCAAGTCCCTTGGGTCTTCGTCAAAGTCGTCAGGATCGACGAACTTGTACTTCTCGGCATGTGAATCCACGAACTCTTTTTCCAGACCCTTGATTGAATCCGCGAGCGAGGTCTTTTCTTCCGGAGTGAATGACTCCCTCTCTGGCCTGAGACGACGGGAGTATCCACGCGCCTCTTTCTCCGTGACAGTGTTGTAGAATCCGGGTCCGCGAGATGACTCCATTCCCTCTACGCCAGACCTCGACAGCCCCCGCGATGTCGCCTCCTCCATTTTCCATATGGGATCGCCAAACTCGTCCAACTCTTCGAAGGGCTTCGCTGTGCCGTGGTGCATGACGCCCCGCTCAACATCCATGCCCCTAACGTCGCCAAGGAGGACATCTAGGAGGCTTCGCTTTCTGGTAGTACCGGGGGTTGCCTCGCGGAATATGTCGCCGCCAATCCCCTCCATCTGCCTTGCAAGGACTTCTTCGTCCATAAGGCGTCTACCAATGGACTCAGCTTGGTGAATACGCTCCGTTGCCCTGTTCCAGTCGTTGAACTTGTCGAGCCTGCGGAGAACCTTCGAAGCAATTGCCCCGCCAGCACCAATGCCTGCACCGACAAGGTTGAGCGGATCGGCAAGGATCTCTAGAAGAATGCCAGAGGTGATGTCCCCGGTGACATCCTCCCCGGTCCTTCGTTCTCCAATGTCCCCACTCAGCGCACCCAAGGTGTACTCTGTTGGGGCAGAGAGCATGTCAAACAAAGACATGGAATGTTCCCGAAAAAAGGGCCGCCGCCCGATCACTCGGAACGGCGGCCCTTATGGTTCCGCTTCACAGACTGATGGTCAGACACCATTCGTCAGGATGTTGACGTTGATGACACCAGTCCCGTTGTCGGAGATCGTTGAGTGACCACCATTGATACCAATGGCGTACAACTGCTCAAGGTTTGACAGACTCGTTTGAGACTTGACGTGACCGTCAGCAGCGGCAGACAAGACAATGGCACCAGCCGCAACTGCACCATCGACAGTACACTTGCACTGGCCTTTGACAACAAGCCAGAACAGGTCGCCAACCGGAACACCGGCTGCCGGAAGGTGGTCATCAACCACACCAGCGGCGCGGGCCTTGAGGCCAATGTCTCCACCAACAACTTCGCGGCCTTCGACAAGTTCCGAACCGGAGGTGGCGTCGGTCTTCCACTTCACAACGATACCCGGCAGAAGTGCTGCTGAGTGTGAGTTGCGAACGAGGATACAGGTGACATTACCACCGTCGCGGCGATTCGTCGTGTCATCCGGGTCAGTGTTCGGGAACACATGAACCGTGCCTTCAAGGTGCTTTCCACCTGATGTGTCAACCGTGCCGCCGTCGAAGAATGTCTTCCCACGGGCAACAGGTGCTACAGAATTCTCAGCCATCGTTTCTTTCTCCCTGTCGCTTTATTCGAAGTTCTTGATCTTGGCGAAGTATTTCGGGTTGTATCGGGCGTTTCCGAAGAAACCAACCATGAACAACCAAGCGTCTGTCTTGATGTCGTACTCGGGGCCACGGCTTGCGAACAGGACGCTGTCCAGAGAAGCAAGCTCCATCTGTTCAACATTGATCCCGTAAGCCGTCCCGGCGGGGACATCAAAATCAGAGGCGATCATCACGCCTTCTTGGTTCAGCGTATCGCTGAAGCCCAGATCCTCGGCTTCCTTGTGAGGAATGACGATCCGCTGCTTCGACGACTGCTTGTTGAGGTAGTCGTAGTACAGGTCGCCAGCACAGAGGTACAGGTCAGGCTTGCTGTCTGTGCCACCCGTGTGGGTCAGCCAGATGGTCGACTGGCGGAAGACCCGCTCGCAGTTGTCGACCCAGTTCTCACTGCCCGTGCCCCAGCCGTTCGATCCCCAGTTCACCAGCTTCGGTGACAGGTAATCGTACTCGGGAGTACCGTTGCCATCCGGCCAATCCTTCGACAGTGTCGAGTTCGGCTGGGTGATGCCAGAGGTGTTGGACCAAGTTCCGCCATCGTTTCCGAGGACAGTTGACTTGCCACCATAGGTGTCACTCGGGCGAACAACCCGGTCGGCGTTGGCAATAGCCGGACTGGTGAGTTCGCCAAGGAACGACTCCAGTCCATGCAGCCGGTTCTCGTTGCCAGAGGCGTAGCCATCAACAAAGAGTTCACCGCAGAACTTGTTGTTGAGGGACCGCATGAGCTTCGGCATGATCTTGTCATACCGCTTGACGATGGCGAGATTGCCATCATTCATCAAACGCTCTTTCTCGGTCATCAGGTCGGTCGCCTTGTACCCACGCCAGTCGATCTTCAACTGACGGTACAAGTCGTAGCGACTGAAGTTCAGAGAACCGCCGTCGCCGTAAGCCTCGACGGGCTGCTCTGCGAATTCAACATCCCAGTTGCATTCGTAGGAATTCTCATTGAAACGAATACGCCCGCGCTTCTGAAGAAGCGACAGGATTAGACGTTTCCGGATCGTGTTGTCGGCGGCTCCACTGAGATACTTGGGCGCAGTGCTGTGGATTACGCCGATCCATTCGTTGGCCATCTGGTGTTCTCCCTAACTAGCCAGTCTGGGGCATGATCCCCATGTTCATCATTTCCGGAACGGCCATGTCAAAAAATGACGATTCACCGTTCTGAGGAATTCCCGCTTCCGCAGCGGATGCGACCGTCGCGTCGTAGTTTGGAGCATACCCTGAACCCTGCGGCAACGCTCTGGAGACAAACGACTCCTTCTGCTGTTGATTGACCTGCTCGGGGGTCATGGGCTGCTGCGTCTCGTATTGTTGCTGTTGCTGTTGCTGTTGGTACTGCTGCAACTGAACATTGTGTTGTAGTAGGCTGTCTCGCTCAAGCATTCCGACCGCATACTGCTGGATTGCTCTTGGGTCTCTCATGCCTGATGAACGAGCCTGCTCAGCATAATTCTTTAGGGCTTGGCCCTGTGGTGTCAGGGACTCTTCCCCTGTCACAGGATCATGCACAATATTGCCTTGCTCGTCAAGATGGTACAACGAAGCTGCGTTCTGGTTCAAGAACTGATCGACCTCTTCTGAATATTTTCTTCGGTCTTCGATCTGAGACACACGACTATCAATCGTGTTTTCAATCCAACCTTGGAGTCCATTCTGCATGAACTCGTATGGGTTCTTCCAGAACTGCTGGCCCTGATCCCTCATCCAGTCCTTGTACTCATTGGCCTTCTGGGCAACAGCCGGGTTCACATGTTCGTTGACTGGAATGTACTGGCCAGACGCTGCGTCGAGGGTGAGCAGATTGTCCCAAGCTGGGTCAAACTCTGGAGGTTGCCAGTTGCCAGCAGGAGCCTGATTGACATCCGTGTAGGATTCCGGAGGCGGCTCAGAGACAGGCTCCCCTTGGGACTGCTCACTGAGATACTTTCTCCCGTACTCGGCAAGCTGCTGCAACTGAGGCAGGTCGGTCAACTGCGACAGGCCAGACTCAATCGTCTCGATGAACTGCTGGTCGTCTTGGAAGTTCTGAACATCGTACCCGCGAGCGGCGAAAGCCTCGCGAACCCCAGCCGCTGCGGTCGGCGGGGCTGGCTGCTGCGTGGCCGCCGCCTCGAACGACACGGGAGGCGGTGGAGCCTCGGTGTTGATCTGCGGCTGCTGAATTTCCTGACCGTTATCTGGCATCGGTGCGTCTGTTGACATTCCCTCGTCTCCTCTTGGTGCCTGATGCTATGGTGTCACACGCTGGTTGTTTCCAGCTTCACCAGCCTCACAGCATGATCCTCTAGTTTTGCTGAACTTTTTTCAACCGCTTTCTCACATTTTTCCACACGGTGGACGAGTGCCTCCAGCTTCGTCATGCCTCTGGCCATGCGGAACATCCACCCAGCGGCGGCTCCGACAACACTAATAGTGATGGCAATAACGGCGATCCAGTTTCCGGGTTCCATCATTTCCTTCTATGCCTTTTCAACATTTTGATAAGGGGCGGATCGACCGCATCGAATGCTCCACCTGCGGCCTCCACCTCTGATGGTGGTGCCCCGGCCCTCTTGAGGGACTCCTGCAAACTGACCCGCCTCTTGGGTGCTTGCGACGGACCCACCGACAGGGTCTTGTCGAACGGAAGCCTGAACGGTTGCTGGCCAGACTCAGAATATCTCGTTCCTGCGTCGGATCTCGGCCTTCCGTGGTCTGTGAGTTCCTGTAAGTACCTCTCCCTGTCTGGAATAGTTCCGATTGTTCTGTTTGGTCCGGGCGAACTTGCGCTAACCCACTTGGCATCCATATACCCAACAAAGTCGTTATCGGCCCACTCGTGTAGCACACCTTCATCAGCAGCGAATATTCCGTTCTTTTTGACAGCCATCCTCTGCTTCTGGAGATACCTTATCGCCTCGTCTCCGTATAACTCATGCAGTCCGTGCTTATCAGTTCTTGTTATTGGCCACGGATGCGATGCGGCTTTCGATCTCTCCATTTCGTGAATTGAGTGCAAAAGGAAATCGTCAAGAGTCTGGGCCGCATGCTGCCCGGCAGGGGTTTCCACGCCAAGTGCCTGCCGCAACCCCTGCTCAACCTCTGGTATGTATTGACGTTTCCCCTCGTGAGCCAAGGAGCCTAGGTATTTGGACTTGTCGCCCCAAATTTCGGTGTCATCCATGGCGTACATCATGTCGCTCTTTAGATCGTCCATGGCCTCGTCGGCACCGAACCAGTGCGATCCCGGTTCTATTTCGTCTGGGTCCATCTCCCACATAATATCTCGCACGTCTTCGTCCATGCCTGCACTTTGGGCATGGTAAGAGAGTGGGTCATCGCCATAGACATCTGATGCCCCCTCGGCTCGTCCAGACTTCATCATTTCATCCATGGACCCTTCTGGGGTGTGTTGTAGGTAATATTTGTTTGCTTCTTCTACTTTGGCAATTCTCTTTCTAGTGCGAGGCAAGTTTGCATACTCGGTGAAACTCAGCCCCTTTGCGGCACCTCGACCACGAGCATGGTATTTGTACAGTTTATTCCAGAACTTGCTCAAGTTTTCCTGCTCTTCGGCGTACCTGCCAATATCGAGTGTTCCCTCGTTGAACTTTTTGGCAAGGTGGGGGTATTTTTTTCCCCATTCTTGCGCGACGGCATGCTGCACATCTTTATCTGTGTGGTCTAGGTGTTTCAGATCCCCCGACGTTACTTTTCTTTTCTCCGCCTTGAGAAGGTCTCCCAAGGACTCGTATCGCGTTGTCTGCTGTCCTTGTCGTCTTCTGTTTGCCTTGTCTAGGTTGGGTCTGTGAACCCACTCAATAGGATCACCGCCCTTGCCAGACTGGCGAGCAGCATCACCTATCGAGTCCAAGAGTACGGCTCGACCTTTATCAGAGCCGTGCTTCAGAAGACCCTCCAGAACTACACTGGGTCCGGTCGGATCAACACCGGAGACATGCGCCACCGTGGAAGCCACCTTGGCTGCCTCGGGTCCAGCCATCGTCGCGCCCTTCAGACCGGCAAGAGCGGCAGCACCAGCAGCCATCCCGCCCATGGCCTGCCTCCTGCCGGGATCGAACTCTCCAGTCATTCGGTTGAACAGAGTATCCCTTGCAGGGGTGTGGAGGTTTCGGAACTTGGCGATATCCTCCAGAGACCCTGCGCCTCTAGCCATCCGCCCGCCCTGAACCAGCTTCGTCAGGGCACCAACCTCGAACAGGTTCAGCGGGTCGTAGCCAATCGACTCAGCGAGGTTCGGCCTGTTGGTCACCCTGTCCCTATAGGCAGACGCCTCTTCTGGACTCCAGATCCCGAGACCCTGCGCATACATCGGAACGTAAGTTCCGGGCAAGTCTCTACGAAACGGCTTTGCAACATTCTCTTCGTAGTCTTCGGCCAGAGTCCCCAGCCCACCCGTGGCTGTGCCTTTCTCTGTGCCAAGCATCTGGCCCAAGTCTCTGTTCAACTTGTCTGCGGCGCGAAACATCGTCGGCCTTGGTTCGCCGCCATGGAATGGATCTGTGTGCCTTTCCTTCTCGTTGATGTTGAGCATGTCGAGGACAGGGTCAACCAGTTCTCCACGAAACATTTCATACAGAGTTGGGTCACCGCCCCTGTCCGTCCTCCTGCCCGGATCTCTCAAGTCCTCCTTATCAACAATCTGGAACGGCATGAGGCCATACTTTTCCGTTTTGAAAAGAGGCCACGATTCCCTGACTTTCTGACGCTGCTGGACCCCCAGACTTTGGAACCAGTCTTTGGCGGCCTGCTCGCTCCCCAGACCCATATCCCTCGCCACACCAGAAAAGTCGACACCGTGAATTGCGTCTCGCGTCCTGTCGTAACGGAACGCTTCCCGGTCAGCCACCTTGGAAAATTGCGGCTGCCCCTCACCTCGCGTGACATACCTCGGGGTGTGGTAATCACCAGTAACGATATCACGATAGGGATTAGCCACACCCTGCCCCTTGCATTCACTCTTGCGTTACTATATAGTCTTAGCCCAAAGGCCCGGAGGTGGTTCCGGGCGCAACGAAAGATATGGAGAAGGGCATGGACATCAACAACGTAACACTAACCGGCACTGTGAGCAAGAAAACCTTGAGGGCTGTCGGTGCCAAGGACACGCCCCTGCTGGAGATTGTGCTTGAGCAAGAGATCAAGGACTGGCGGGGACAGCCGACAATGCAACCGGTCATCGTGCAGAAGCTCGGTCGTCAGGCCGAGGAGTACGACGTGATGGTCAAGGAGGGGCAGAAGGTTCGTGTCGACGGAAGTCTGGACGGCAGGAAGTGGGAAGACAGGATCTTCATCAACTGCACGGTCCAGAGAATCACTGTCGAGGACGAAGCTCCTGACAGTGAGCCTGCTATGGACCAGCAGCAACTTTCCGGGTTCAATGACGAGGAAGTCCCGTTCTAACTCTTGCACCGGTTTTGGCAGGTTTCCGGACAACAAAAAACCTGCGACGGCAAGCGGGATAGAACCCGCCTGTTCTGGTCCCGCCACAGGAAGCCATGCCCTCGCTCCCTTCCTGTAGTCAGGCAGGTGTCCTTCCTTTGTGCCACAAGGGGGCCAAGGTTCGTCATGTCGAAGGATCGACCAAACGGCCCCCATGGGTATTCCCCCACGCCGGAAGAGATACGCAGAATCTGCGCCGAGATCCGCGAGGAGTGGACAGAGGAGCGGTGGTCCCGAGAGGTCGGACCCACCCCATGGTCTGTCCCGGCGTCAGTGGACCCAGTCCGAGAAATGACCAAACCGAGAGGAAGACGGTGACAGATCAAACATTCCACACAGCCCTCAAAGAGATGGCTGAACTGCACGACAAGAAAAACCTAGACTACGGAACCGATGAAGACCCCTTTGCAAACGTAAGAGCAAGCGAAGAGTTTGGAATCCCGGCATGGCTTGGAGCCATCGTCAGGGCTAATGACAAGATGAGCAGACTGAAAACATTTGCCAAGAAGCGGCAACTGGCCAACGAGTCCGTTGAAGACAGCCTTCTGGATCTGGCCAACTACGCTGTGATTGCGCTGGTGTTGTACAGACAAGCGGAGGCAATTCATGGAAGAGAGGCCCCGGAGGTCAACGGCTAAGAAGCCTTGGTCCGAACGAGAAGTTCAAACACTGCTGGACATGCGCGCCGACGGGCATTCTGCGCCACAGATATGCGAGCATCTTGGCCGGTCCTACAACTCTGTCAAAAACAAAATTCAATCTGTGGCCCGAGACAACGATGGTGTTGTCCCGAAGCCGGATCTCACAAAGAGTGACGACGAACGGTTCGAACACGCGACCAACAACGACACCGCGACAATCACTTCGATCTCGTCCAGAATCAAAACTCCAGACGAGGCACTGGAGTACGGGAACATTGACACGACGATCTGGGAGATCGAGCGTCAGGTTCTGAACTCGTGGGAGTCTGCCTCCAAGATCGACGGCGCGATAACCACGACCACCCTCTGGCAGGTCAAGCTCTGGCTGAGACGGCGGGCACCCAAGCACATCACTGATGGGCTGGAGTCACTGTTCAAAAGAACCCCCGCACGCGCAGCCAAGCCCAAGCAACGCGACTCCAAGGCAGACCCCCACATGCTGGAGGTCTCCGTCTTCGATGCCCACTTCGGCAAGCTCTGCTGGCAAGCCGAGAAGTTTGACACCAATGTTGCAGAAAAAGTATTCCTGAACGCTGTCGACGACCTCCTCTCCAAGACCAACAACTGGGATGTAGAGCGGATTTTGTTTCCCATCGGGAACGACTTCTTTCAGGTCGACAACTGGCGGGGAACCACCACGAAGGGAACCCCCGTCGACACAGATCGACCGTTTGCCCAAGTGTTCGAAGCCGGAACCATGGCCATCGTTCACGCCGTGGAACGGTGTCTGGATGTCGCACCCGTGGAACTCCTCTGGGTGCCCGGCAACCACGACACGTCCACCTCGTGGTATATGACACGCTTCCTCGCTGCGTGGTTCCGCAAACAAGACGACGTGACCGTCGACAACGATCCAAGACCACGCAAGTACCGACACTACGGCGTCAACCTTATCGGCTTCACACACGGTAACGAAGAACAACACCGCGACCTGCCAGCCATCATGGCCGCAGAAGTCCCAGAACTCTGGGCAAACTCACGCTGGAGGGAATTCCACCTCGGACACTACCACCGGGCAAAACAACTCGTCATAAAAAACACCGACGAGTTCTCCGGTGTCCGGGTTAGAGTCCTCCCAAGCCTTTCCGGAACCGATTCTTGGCACTTTGCCAAAGGATACGTCGCAAATAAACGCGCAGCCGAAGCCTACCTCTGGTCAAAGGCTGAAGGGTACTCCGGACACTTTTCATCCAACATTAGGTGAGAAAATGGACATCATCGTCTTCGTATTTGCGCTCTGCGCCATTGCCGCCGTTGTCTCCTGCTTGGGGGATGTCTGGGTCAAGTGAGCGATATGTGGGGGTGACATAGCCTTCCCGGCCCACTTGCGGGACAATAAGGTGTCTCACTCACACATGGAGGTGGAGTTATGAACCTTGTTCAGGTCGCACACCACATTGACCCCAAAGCTCTCGAACTTGTCCGAGAACTTGGCCTTGTCGCTGCCGGTGTTGTCATTTTCAGTACCGTTGTTCTGGCTCTCAGCAGGCGAAAGTAACTAAATCGCTGCTGGACAGACTACGATACCCCTCACAGGCCCATATTCGGCTTGTGGGGGGTTTTCTCGTGGTACACGGGGTATTTGCTCAAAAAAATACGCCAGACGCTGTAGGTAGCGTTCTCATGCGTGTATTGGTTTTGGTGAAAAATTCCACGAGCGTTAGATATACCTATAGGGGCCGCCGAAGGGGGCCGGGCCGGGGGTGCCAGACAACCACAAGTGGTTGTATGGCACGGGTTTGCAACAATGCTTACCGAACGGTAAGCATTGTCTGGGGTTCGTCTCCCGTTAGGAGACGCCGGTTTCTCCTGCTGGCTGGTAGCTTGCTACCAGAACTTTGGCTTGACCTCGCCTCCCCACTCAGCAAGCTGAGTGAATGTGAACTTGCTAGCAAGTTCAAAGATTGGTCGATGGTCTCGCTGCCTCGCTGCTGCGGCTCTCGCCTACGCCTACATGTGTACATGTACATGTACATGTACGCGCGCCCGCCGGACTTCGCGCTGCGTACGCGACCCCCCTTCGGCAACTATTTTCCCAACATTGTCGATTTTTTAGATTACTTTGTAATCTATGAGAGAAAATCCGGTGATTCTTGGGTCGCGCGTGCTTGGGTACACGCCAAGTCCTGACCTGCCCGCCTTGCCAACCGCCCACCGGACGGAGTCCTTGCGCGGGGTTGGAGGATTTGCCCTCACTCCCCTAAAGGGGAGTGGGTGTAGAACCCTCCCCACTAGTGGGGAGGGTTCTATATCTCTCTTCTTCTCTCTTTTTTCTTTCCCTCTTCCTCGTCGCTTCGCTCCTCGTCATTTAAAAGGGAAAGAAAAAAGAGAGAAGAAGAGAGAAATGAGGATTTTTGCCGATTCGATCCGAGTCGGCTTCACCAACTGGCCTTGTGCCGAAGGAGCTTTGCTATGCTGCTGAATTTCAGTGCGACCACCGAGGACTTCGTGTCTCTTCCAGAGACCGTCACCCCAGCACCGGCCAAGCCGGTCAGTCAGACCCGTCGTCGAAGGACGACCAAACCCAATCGGAGGACCACTAAAGTGGTAGAGAAAACCGAAACCCCGAAACCGAAACCGGCACCGGCACCGGCACCTACGCCGGAACCACCCAAGGTGGTGGCGATCCCACCCAATGCTTCTGTCGAAGCTGCTGAGGCTTTGGCCGACGACCCCACAAGTGGGGTCACGGCTCGAATGTTCCGAGAATGGTACGAAGCTCATGCCGTGAAGACCCCGCGACAGCAGAAAGCTGCTGTTCCGGTGTCTGGCTGGGAGGTCACTGACCGGGGTCGAGTCAAGCACACCCTGAAGGGTGAGAAGCGGGCAACCAGCAAAGCTGGTGAAACGGTGGATCGGATACTCAAGCGGCTCGACCCTGCTGAGTATGTGTTCTTGGTTCAGCAGCTTACTGCTGAACTGTGTTCGGATGCACCGATCTCTACAGAGATCCGTGTCGGCAAGAACGGAGACTACGAACACTCCACTTGTGGAGCCGTGACCGTCCCCTCTGGGGAAGCGGCTCAGAAACGGATGTGGGATCGGCTCGAAGCGGCTCAGCTTGTTGCTGAGCAAATGCAGAAGATGGGACTTGTCAGCTAACGCTGACTGGGAAGCACTTGCCCTGCCTCTGGCAGGGTGGGTGTGATCCCTCCCGCATCCTCAGCTTGCTGAGGGTGTGAGGGGTTTCACACCTTGGACCTAGGTCCACATTTACGGAGAATTGCTATGATGCCACGTTTCTTGACCATCGAAGACCGTAGGAACTTCCTCCATGGGGAGGAATGCGCCGAACTCACACCAGAGGTGTGGACCACGCTAAGCCCTGAAATCAGGGCAGTGATGGAGCTTCCAGTCGGCCAGAGATCCGACACTGAGCCACCTATGGTGGCAATGTCTGACGCTGACCTTAGTGAGGTCAGTGAGGGGCTTGTCAAGGCTTGGGACAACAGTGAGCAAGCCAAGACGAAGGACTTCGTCTGGTAGGCGAGAACCAAGACCATAGGGCATGGAGTATCGTGGTATTGGAATGCCACCAGTCTAGACTGGTAAGTGCGCCAATGTAATGCATCCCACCACTCCGTGCCCTATGGCACCTTGGTGCCACGATGGGGCCAACCTAGTGGAAAATCCGTACATACAAGAGGCAAGTGGCTTGACAGCCAGAAACGCACACGTTACGATCCTGCCCCCTCGCATCAGTCTCATGGACCATGAGACCGGGGGGAGACAGCCAGAGAATTGGATGTGGTGGCCCACCTCACCTCAAGGGGGAGTCTTACGACCCCTTGAGGTGAGGGGGGACACAACAACACCGAACCGGAGGACAGCGACGATGCCAGCCACCAAACAACTGCGACTCTCATTCCCCGAACGGCAACTGCTGTTGCCTCTTACTGATCCGGTGGATCAGCCGAGCAACATCGGTGAGGATCTTGTCGACGTTGTCGACTTGAATGCTGACGAATTCATCGTGGTCCTTGCCTTGCCCCCTGCGGACCCCGGACATTGCAAGTCCACGGCAATGGAGGACTTCGCCAAGCAAACCGGGGTGCCAATTGTTCAGCTTGCTCACGACCACGATGCCGAGATCGACTTCTAATCAGACCACCATGGTGGTCACAACCAAGTGGAGGATTTTGCGATGAATGTTCACACTACCAACGCTGTTGGTCGAGTCACCTACTGGTCCTGTTCAGAGGTGGACAGGGACAGCCTCATAGAGGCTATTGGGGAGGGACTGAAGTCCCACGTTCCCAAGAATAGGACGGACGATTCTGCCTTGAATGCTGCCTTGGCAGCATACTGTATCTTCCTTCGGGGGGACTCCGAACGGGACTACATTGTCCAGCCTCACACCGACCGTTCGAAGAACGGATTCGAAGTGGCACTGGTCAAACGGAATGATGCCATCAACGAGTACGAACCGCTGTTCACAGCGAGATGTACCAAGTCCAACGGTGTCCTCACCGGACTTGCAATAGTCCCTGCAAGGGACATGGATGGCAACGAAGTCCACCCAGTGGACAGGGCAATGATTGCCGAACACTTTGTGGCATACAAACGGATGCTGCCACAGCATGCTGTCGGTGCTGCTCTGAAGAGCATTGCCACCACAGTCTGTGACGGTGTCAGTCTCCGTCCCACTGGTGGGATCTACAGTATTCCACCCCATAGGGTGGAGATGTGGAGAGACATTGCCGACAAGTTCGAGTCTGTTGGCGAAGGTGTCTGTGTTTACCAACTCGAATACGAGTTCGACGAAGATGCTGTCCGTGCTGTCAGAGATGCTCTGACTCACGAAGTGAGTGTTGAAGTGGACCGCATCACTGATGCTGTGTCCGATGGACAAGGCAAACGTGCCTTGACCAACCGCAAAGCTGAGTCTGTTGCCCTTCGACAGAAGGTGAAGCGTTATGAAACGCTACTCGGTGAGACGCTTACGGCACTGGAAAGTGCTGCCAAGCAAGCGGAGGCCACTGCTGCTACGGCACTGTTGGCCGAGATGTGAGACCACTACCTCACCTCATCCTCAAGGGGGGGGAGTCTTACGACCCCCCTTGAGGTGAGGGGAGGGAGTGTTACCTGTTTCGAGTTTCGATTTTGGAGTTTGCTACCATGGTTCGTCACGACAATGCTGCATTTTTCTTGATGGCACAGACCCAGATCGGGTCGCCCACTGGTGGTGTGATCCCTTATGGGATTGCTGACCCCGGTGCTGGCAAGTCTCGTGTAATTGAGGCGTTTGCCAAGGCAATTGGTTACAGTTGTTATCAACTGTTGGGAACCCAGAACGACCCGGCAGAAATCAAGGGTTTCCCTGAAACCGCCGAGACAGTGACGGTGTACCCTGATGGCCGGGAAGAGACGAAGGTGTTCGTCTCAATTGTTCCGCCGAAGTACGCTGTTGACGCTGCCGAGAAGCCTACGCTTCTGTTCAACGACGAGCTTGGTTCCTGCCCTAGGGCAGTGCAAGCGGCACTGCTGTCGGTCTTGACCGAACGGAAAATTGGGGACATGAAACTCCCTGATGACACCATCTTGGTTGCTGCTGGCAACCCAGTCGAGTCCGCTGCCAACGGTGTACCGTTGGAAGCACCGATGGCAAACAGGATGTACCACCACAAGTGGTCCACTCCATGGCAGACTTGGGAGCAAGGCTTGCTCAACGGATTGGAGTTTCCCAATCCCGAGTTCACCAAGTTGCCAGCAAGCTGGCGAACCAACCTTCCTCTGATCGGCAGCCAAGTGGCTGCCTTCAGGAAGCGTAAGCCAGAGGCTTTCGAGATGCCGAAGGATGACAACGGTAAGTTGTCTCGGTCTCAACTGTCTGGACCATGGCCAAGCATGAGGACTTGGACCATGTATGTCGAAGCTGCTGCTGCTGCTGAAGCAGCGTATCCCGGTGACGAATCGCTGAAGCGAGAGCTTTGCGAAGGTCTTGTCGGGAAAACCTATGCTCTCGAATTCTTCGAGTACCTTGACCAGTTGGATCTGCCCGACCCTGAAGCAATGTTGCTTGAGTTCATGTCGGCAGCCAAGGCTGGTCGCCAAGCAGACTACGACCACCCCGGTCGTGCTGATCAGGTCCAAGCCATGCTTGGTGCTGTGACTGCAAGGGTTCTTGCAGACAAGAACAGGCCACGATGGGATGCTGCTTGCAGCATTCTGTCGGCAGCAGCATCACACGACAAGGAAGTGTCCTTGTCTTGTGCTGGTCCCCTGTTCCGTATCGACGAAGTCAAGGACGGGAAGTGGTCTGCTGATGAGCAGTTGACACACGATGTGTGGAACCTGTTCGGTCGTTGTCTCGAAGAGGAAAACGGTGCCAAGTAATCACTTGGCTGGACACCAACCAACAACGAAGTGAGGACAATACTGTGTTGAAAACACAAACCGGTGACTACACCATGACTGAAGTCCGGTACAAAGCACACCGCTTGATGCCGTACCTCAGCAAGCTGACGATGACGATGCCGGTCCTTGAAAGACCGGGAATCGAGACGATGTGTGTCGACCAGTACGGCAGGATTTACTACGACCCTGTCGTACTGGGACAGTGGACACTCGAAGAGTGTGCTGCTGTGCTGCTTCATGAGGTGATGCACTACCTGTTGCGTCACCACGAAGTGGTGAAGATGTTCCTTGGTGAGCAGCCTTCGGATAAACAGTTCCACTTGTGGAACATTGCAACGGACTTGGTTATCAACCAGACCCTACGGCAGACGAAGTCCCGACCTGATCCCAACCAGAGAACCAAGGTTCTCAAGGTAACATTGCCGGAAGGTTGTTACCTTCCCGAGAAGTACGGGTTCGATGCTGACTCCAACATGACAGCCATCGAATACTACCGTGCCCTTGAGGAACAAGGGGAAGAGGAACCACCACCGCAGGGTGAACCGCAGGGTGGTGACCCTCAAGGGGGTGAGGGTGAACCGCAGAGTGGTGACGGACCCTCAGAAGAGGGTGAGTCTGAGCCGCAAGGTGGTGAGGCAGAGGGTGAACCCTCAGAAGAGGGTGAGGGTGAACCACAAGGTGGTGGCAGTGGGAGTGGTGATGAGGAATACACCGGACCCAAGCCACCGTTCGGTGGATCGGCAGCCGATGGAAAGGAACGTCCTTGGGAACAAGGACCACCCAGCGAGGAAGAGCCGGGGCTGTCTGAGAACGAACGGGATATGGTTGAGCGACAAGTCGCTAGGGACATCAAGGAACATGACGAGAAGAATGTTGGTGATGTTGCTGGCAACCTTGCTCGGCATGCCGAAGAAATCATCCAGCCTAAAGTGAATCCTCTGGATGAACTGACTGCTGCTTGCCGATATGCAGTGAACACCAAGCGTGGCTACGGTGATTACACTTGGGCTAAGCCCAACCACCGGCAGCCGACTGGCATGAGACTGCCAGCCTACATCGAACCAACCCCGTTGGTTACGGTGATCGTTGACACCTCTGCCTCTATGTCAACCAAGGAACTTGGTCAAGCACTGGGAGTGGTTGGCGAAGTGGTGAACGACATCCCTGAAGGGGTGACTGTTGTCACCGGAGATGTCTGCAAGGCTGAGTGTGACAAAGTGTTCCGTCCAGAACAGGTTGTTCTGGCAGGTGGTCGTGGCACCGACATGGGACGGATCGTTGAAGATGTCATGGATGACAGGAACCCACCCGATGCAGTGATTGTTATCACTGACGGTTACACTCCTTGGCCTAGCCAAGAGATTGATGCCGAGATGGTGGTGTGTCTGACTGAGTCAGGCAGGAAGTACCGAGTGCCCGACTGGGCAAAGACTGTTGTGTTGGAGGAAAGATAGATGGGTTGTGGCCTGCCAATCTGCTACTGCGAGGAGTGTTTCCCAGAAGACGATGAGAAAGGGGAGGACAAGTAATGGCTAAGCGTAAGGCTAAGCCTTCACTGGAAGCAGAGTTGCTTGCAGTTCTCAAGCGACTGGCTGAGTCAGAGACTCGGATCACCAGACGGAATGCAAGGGGATCGTTTCGATCCTACATTGCCAAGCTGAAGCGGTACGTCGAAGAGCATTACCCTGTTATCACAAAGGAAGGAGTGCCGAAGAAGAAACCCAAGGCACCTTGGTGCCCGCTGTGCGGTGCTGTCTGCAAGACTTGGAAGAATCTTGCTGTCCACATGGTGGAAAAACACAACATGGAAGGATCAGTTTGGAACGATACGCAATATGGTTTGACGGTTGCCAACATGAAATGTTTCTGTGGAAAGAAGGGTTCGGCTGGTGGAATCGGGAGGCACTTGGCTTCCCAAGCTGACCTTGGTCAGCACCTGAGACGTGGACTTGCAACTAACATTTTATCGGAGATGTAGCATGGGAAAGAAAGAGTTCGAGTTGATTGCCGGTGTCATCAGAGGGTTGCGGAAGGACATCTTGGACTTCCGTTCACCGGAGGATCTCGGGACAGAATTAGTCGAGCGTTTGGAGTGGGCATTCCATGCCACCAACCCAAACTTCGACGTTCACAAATTTCGCAAGGCTTGTGGAGGATCAAGACAATGGACGATGTGAAACAACTTTCCTTTGACACACCAAAGAAAGTTCTGTTCAAAGTTCGAGAGATATACGGGGTGGAGAGAATCTACCCAGTGTGTGAGAACGCTAAGCGTTTCGTCAGGCTGACCGGGAGGAAGTGTCTGACCAGAGTGGATCTGTCCGACATTGTGGCACTTGGATTTCGTGTGGTCCAAGTGACCAGTCCAGCCCAATGTTTTGTTTGCAGTGAGGAGGTGAAGGATGAAGTACAAAGCTGACAAGTGGAAACCAAGCACCACGGTGCTACAGAAGCGTGCTGCTGAGGCAGCGTTACAGTTCCTAGACTTCGAAGACAGATATCAGAAGGCACTCCATGACTGGGTCGGTGCCCTTGGCTACCTCCCAGAGGGAGACTTCTGGCAGTTGCAAGAAACATTCCTCCGAGACTTCACTCGGTTCGGATGTGATGTGGACTTGGCAACAGACGAGTTCGTCCGTCGCCCCATCGAAGCAGACTACGAAGCGGAGGGTTACCCTGTTCCTCAGTACACCTTCGAAGATGCCTTGCGGTTCGTGTTGACTTGGTCAATGAAAACCAGCATGGCATATGCCAGCCTCTGGAACTTGGTTGGTGGTGAGGATGACGATGGCGGCAAGCTGCACGACATGGTTGACAGGATGTCTGACGGCATCCCCCTTCTAGGAAGGGAACTTTACGAGAAGATTGTGTCCGGAGAACTGAAGTCTATCAGTGAACTGCCGGTGTCCGAGACGATCCAAGGTATCGTCAAGAGATGCAAGCTCGAAGAGGAGTACCACGCCGCACTCCATGAGCATGCTATCGGGGACGGCAGGTTCAACTCATTTCTGCGACGATCTGTTAGCTTCGGGTTCTCCTACTGGGTTGCTGTAGGTTTACCGGAAGCAACCCAGTAGGGGAATCCCATCAGGTTTTTTTTCAAGCGAGGATTTTGCGATGACTAATTGGAAACTCGGAAACCGTGAAGCACCATTTGCTGAGAACGATCTGTGTGATCGGTGGGGCCAGCAAGGGTTCTGGATGTGGAAGCAGTGCCCATACTGCAATGCGTTGGGAATGAGGGGCAAGGGGGTCGAGAAGTCGGGCAAGGATCTGATTGGATCGCCTATCAACACCGACAACACCGGGAGACGTGCCACGGTTTACGCTGTGAACGTCGCAGTTGCACTGGTCCCTCTTGAGGGACGGAAGCAACATTTCCCTGAACATGTGGAGGACTGGGAGTTCGGTATGAAACATACACAGAACGATTACACCCAGTGGATGGCAACCCCGACCCATGGAAGGGATGGGCACCGGGTGGCTTGCTGTGGATGTGGGAACCTCTCAATCATCGAGGAGTGGGACGTTGAGCCAGACGACCTCTGGATTCCAGAGGAAGGTGAGGTCATTGGGTTCGTTCACAGTGATGCCACATGCGATAACTATAACAAGTCTTGGGGCTGTTTTATCTACGAAGCAGTTGCCAGAAAAGCTGACGGAAAGCTGACGTGGAGACGGGACAAAGACCACGACTTGAACGAAGAGCGTAGTCAATACAACGACCCCACGTTGATGGCTGACCGTCTGGTTTCCAACAACATTCGAGTTACAAACCGAAGGGTGATGAACGTGTCTCCCGGTTCGAACCTTCGGCACGGTGCCAAGGTTAGGGAGCGGAAGGAGTTGACGGCTGAACTGCTGCGGTCCTTCTAGTGGCTACGGACTGCCCCGTTCGACATGGCGAAGCAACTGTTGTCATTGGCAGTAATGTTGTAGCCAAGGGGCCGGTAAGCCATGAGTGCCGCAGGGTGGGTGGTTCAGCAAGCCACCCCACAGTTCATCTTGACTGTGGTCCTCCGGAACTAACCGCAAGTTCTACCCGACCAACCATGGCGCGGATTCTTACAACCAACTCCTCATGGAGATTGACAATGGATATTGGCGAGCTAAACTACGGAACGCTTACGTTACTAGTGTTGGGTTCTTGGGTGTACTGCCTCTTGTCAGAGGAGTGGAAGAGCAATGGAAAGTAGAACATGCTGGTGCCCCGTCTGCGGCATGGTATTCGAGGGTGGTGAGGACACGGAGAGGTGGATCAGGGATGAGAACCTGTTCCTTCCGGAACGCCAAGGTTGCTGGCTGCAACTGGCGGCACACCTTGTGTATGGGAACTACCGTTCCGAACACACCAGCCAGCCATCCAGACAATACTCTGGTCCATACAGTGAAACGCCGGGGTGTACCACACAACTCTGGTCTGGCAGCTGGGCTGCCTTACTGGGTGACCATGTGGGAGGTAGCATCACCTGTTGGTGTGGTGAACGGTGGTGGGATGGCACATCGTGCAAGATTGGACGACTTGCTGAACACCTCTGGGTTAGTAATGTCGGAGACCCCGGAGGATTAGACCAACATTACCGACAAGCTGTGGCAACGAAACTGTTGGGAGCAATGTAATGGGTAGCGAGGTGGTGACTGTACTGATAGATGTCTACTGCAAACTGAGAGAGGGGAACATGCCATGGTCAAGCCTTGCATTAGGGGAGAAGCCCAGTGCCTAAAGCCTACGGCTACATCAGGGTGTCGTCGGAAGAACAGGCAGAGTCTGGTCTGTCCTTATCGGGACAGGCTAAGACTCTCGACCGGTACTTCGAATACATCAGAACCAAGATTGACTATGAGGATCTCGAACGTGGTGGATTCTTCAGGGAAGAAGGGGTGTCGGCATTCAAGAAGCCTCTGCTCCAGAGGCCAGAAGGTGCGGCACTGAACACCGCACTTGAGCCGGGCGACCACGTCCTGTTCGTCAGGCTAGACCGTGGCTTCAGGGACACGAGAGACTTCCTCAACACATGGTCCCTATGGGAGAAGCGAGGAATCAACGCCCACTTCCTTGACATCAATGTTGATGTGAAGTCACCAAACGGTGAGTTGTTCGTGACCATCATGGCGGCGATGGCACGGTGGGAATCACGGGTCAAGTCAGAGAGGACCAAGGCTGCGCTGGATGTCCTGAAGAAATCAGGGAAGAAGTATTCTTGCAATGCTCCACTCGGCTGGACTCACGGCAGTGGCAAGGACAAGAACCTGATACCTGATGTGGAAATGGTGAAGATGATGCTGTGGATTGTCGATATGAGAGACAAGCATGGCAAGACGTGGGTGGAAATCAGTGACGCTGTCGAAGACAAGTTCGTTACTGAAGGGAAGATTACCAAGCGAAGGGTACGGTGGTCTCGTCCATGGAAGGACCAACGCTGTGCCCGAGCATACAAGGCATGGAAGAAAGATGACAAACTCAGGGAGCGGGTTAAGTCTGGTGGAGTTGTGTAACCTGATCGAAGACTATGAGGTCAGGCTATGCCAAGGTCCACCGAAGGACAGGTCGAGACCGATGGGAGCAAGTGTCGAACTGTGTGCTGATGGCACTGGCAATGTTGTAATCGAATGGTTCACCCCAAGAGATGGGGTAGCGGAAGGGCTGTGGGTACATCAAGCCAGTGAATACGAAACCGATCACACTCATGTATCCTTCAACGGGATATACGAGTTGATTGCAATATTAGATCCAGAAAGGAACAAGCATGACCAGAGAAGAACTGAAGAAGGAGACGGAGGAGAGGATGGCCAAGGCCATCGAGGGGGTAGCGAAGTCAGCGGAGAGGCTCCGGATGCTTCTGGCTAATCTGCCAATCAACTCCGACATCATCACGCGAGAGTCTTCGCTGCTCTCGCTTTGGCTGTCTCGTTACAGCATTGCGTCTGCTGACTACAGAATCATCACCGCATCTAGGGAGGACGAAGAGGAGGACGCAGAGGCCATAGGCCAACAGCCCAGCGAGTTGCTGGCCGACCTGCTGCAAGAACTAAAGCCCTACCTGAAGGATAGGATGGGCAACGGTGGTTACGAACTCAACTGAAAGGTACAGACATGGCACTGTTTGAGAGAGGCGGCAAGCCAAAGCGGCACGACGACAACCAAGGAAGTGTTCGGGTAACTATTAGGCTTCTGGGAAAAGGCGGCAAGGTGGTGATCGGAAATATAGGCCGCAACTTAACGGTCAAGAATGCGAAGGTGTCTGAGGTTACAGAAGCTATCACTGAGTTCCTGTTCGGAGGTGACGATGAGTGAGTACCAAGCGTATGCCATTCGCCTTGACTGGGAGGCAGTCAAGAAAAACAAAACCGCAATTGCAAAGTTCATTCGAAAGAACAAGCACGTCAGAAAGAAGTCGGGTGCGTTCTATGTTGGTGTCACCGGGATAGATCCAGAGGAGCGGTGGCTCCAGCACAAGGGTAAGCTCACGAACGGGAAGGACACGTCGTCCTTCTTGGTGCGAGAGTTTGGCATACGGATCAGCCCGATCTGGATGAGCAGCAGGCTGGTGGGATACTCAAGCGAAGATGCCTTGCACCTTGAGCGACTGGTCGCCAAGCACCTGAAGCGGAAAGGGTACGCTGTCTACTCTGACGCCCTGCCCGACATCATAAGGAAGACACAGCGTGCCCGTCCTCAACCATCTTCTGGTTGATGACTACAATATTGTCATAAGAGTCCAGACCCACAAGCTCAACAAGGTATCTGCCGAAGGATCCTTGCTTGTCCTTGTGGGTTCTGACGTACATCTTGGCATTGCCAGAGAACTTCCCCTCCTTCCGGAGGTTCAGGGAGTACCGGCAACACAGCTTGACCAAGTGGTCGCGTGCGTCTTTGCCCTTCTCCTTCTCGTCGCCCCGCATTTCGGGCGCGTCGATCCCGATGAGTCTCGTCCTAACCTTGAACACAACATTGCATCCAAGGTTCAGGTTGATATCAACGGTGTCGCCGTCAACAACCCGAAGCACCTCGCACTTGTAGCAGTAGAGGAACCCGTCCTCACTGGTCAGTTCCGTCCACTCTGGTGGCATCGACTTTCAACCCTCCGTCCACGCTCATGATCTCGATGTCATAGATGAACTCACTGGGGATGACAGATTTGTCATCGGCACTTACAGGTTTGTCATCCGGTGCGACAACAGGTGTCGGACTTGACACTGCCGGTGACAAAAATGATGCCAAGCCCAGTGCCCCACCACCCCCGGCGGCAGCCAGAAGCAATCCGGACAGCAACTTGCTTGCCCCATTCCCTTCGTTGATTACAACATTGGGTGGATGGGAGGGGAATGTCCCAACATCAATGTCACCTAACCCCATGTGCCTTGCCTCCACCTTTCGGCGCAGTCTCATCCTCTCCATGACATCGTGCGCCCACACATTAGACATCAAGGCTTTCCAGACGTTCCTCTGGTGAGAGGTTTCTGCTGCCAATGTCTCGCAGTTGTGTGGTTGACTCACGATCTATCTCCACCTGCTTAGCCATGGCCCTTTCCTGTTGCTCGAACAGGCGCAGGGCCATGGCTACGGACTCGACTTCGAGTCCATGCTCATCAAGCGAGAGAAGGCGGGCCGCCTCACCTCGCTGCTCCGAACTGGTCAGTTCAACTGACACTAGCTACCGGGGCTGCTGCTGCCGATGGGAGCTTCACGCATGAGGAGTTGCCGTGCAGCGGCAGCCTCCATCACGTCAGGCTCGGACAATGTTTTGGTGAAGACCCGGTCGATCAACACCAATGTTGTCTGCTGTGCGTCAGACTGCCGTCCGATACGCTCGCCAGTGGATGCTTCCAACAACGCTTGAAGGTCAACGCTCGACGCCATCTTGTAACTCCTTCGGCCTTAGCCTGATGCGGACAGTGGCTCGGAAGTTATCCTGCCACGACTCCAATTCTTTTATCCGGTTCACCACAGCAGACATATCCACCGTGGCATCCTTGCCATCCCTGCCTGCTGGTCCTGTTGGCCCGGCGGGACCAGCGGGACCAACAGGACCAGCCTTCCCGACATCCGCCAGTTGGGAACGGATGTCGGCCAGTGCATCCTCAAGTTCCTTCACCCTGTTCTTCAAGGCAAGGATTTCTCTTGTTCTATCTTTGTCCCCCCAACCCTCTGGACTTAGGTCCAGACCAAGCTGCCTCTCACCTGAGAGAATGAACACCTTCAGGTCTGACTCACGACACGCATACATCTTGTCGTCGTCGTGCCCATGGGAGATCACACCACACAACTTACCAAGTGCAAACACACCGCCGCCCGAGTCACCGTTCTTCAGAACACCATCACTCATCAGGTACTCAGAGCGGCGTATCTTCTTCCCGCTACTGACATCCGTCACCTCTTCTTCAGCGGAGTATTCAATTCTTTTTCTGCCGTGCCGACCCAGTGCGGTGACCGCTGTTGACCTCACCCCTAACGGGGTGTGTCCTAGGATGTCGCTACTCTTACACTCGAACAGGCTGAGATCCCTCGCCTGATCTGCCATGACCCACTTCCCACCACCAGTGCTGCCGTCAGCGAATGTCAGCCTAACCTTGTCACCAACCTTGGCACAGTGTGCAACCGACAACCCGAACGCACGCTTACCATTCACTGAGATGATAGTACCAGAACACCCGCCGACCTCCACACTCGCCAGTCTTTCCCGGCTGGAGGTCAGGGGTTCTGCCGCACTGACCTGCAAGCAGGCCATCAGAATTACCGCAAGGGTATTCATCCTTACCATAACCATGGTGTGTATGGTAACGCGCCCGTGCGTGGTGTCAACCTCCACTGTCTTTTTTGGCGAGAACTTTCTTGGCTGCTTCGAACCCGCCAGCAAGCACAATCATCTCAATGATTGTTGTCAACTCAGTCGCATCGAAGTTGTTGGCGTTCAGGTAGAGCAGTCCAGTAAGGCCCAGAATAAGGATGACCGTTCTGAGTATGGACCAAATTGGGTGAGACTCTGGAAATCGAATGTCCATCGGCGTCCCCTTCTCGTAAAATGTTATCGGGTGATGCGGGCAGGATGCCTGCTGGTTCCTAGGGGGCTGGCATGGATGCCACCCCCTACATTCACAATGTTATAAATAAGAGCGGCGGTCAATAGCATGACTGCGTCGGCCAAGGAAATCGGCCAACGCCTGCGGGAAGCACGCATCAGCAAGGGCTGGACTCAGAGAGAACTAGCAGACAGAGCGAACACCTATCAGTCCAATGTTTCCCATTGGGAAAGCGGTCGGTATGACATCTACGCTTGGGCACTGGCCCGTCTGGCTATCCCTCTGGGGGTTAGTACGGACTGGCTGCTTGGACTCGAACACGCAAACGTGAATAGGCCGACCAGTTAAAAAACTTACTGGTTGGAGATAACAATCTCCACACGAGGACGTTCGCGATCCACCGAGATGGACGACGGCATCGGGATGAAGCAGTCGTCATCCTCGATGATGCCCCACTCTCGGAGTGCATCGGCTATGCCGTCCCTTGCTGCCTTCAACATTGCAGAACAGTTGTCCCTGTCCCTCTTCCTCTTCGTGGGGTAGAAGAAGTAGGGCTTGACCAAGACGGTGGACCAGTCCACTCCTAGACCCACATCCACCAGAGCCTGACGTGTCAGTACCGCTGCCTCGTTTCGGTGGGCAGCCTTGTGTCGAGACTTCACAGCCCAGTGACTCCGAGAGTTTGGTGACAAACTCTTGTCCGGAAGAGTCATTACGATTGTGAACTCTTCCCTTGCTGGCAATTTCTTAGGCATCTCTCGATTCTTTCCTGAATCTCTGGGTGGATCACAGCCTCCCCGACCCCATCCGAGTACGGCTCGATAATCTCTTTTGCTTCTTGCTCCCAGTCTTTTTCCATTACCCCTACCCCCGCCGCAATTGTTTACCGACGCTGCATCAAAGACCTCACGTCCACGTCTGGAGGGATGGTATTTCCCAGCGAGGCTTCAGTGTCCATCGCCAGTCCCACGCTCCAGACGGGGGCCGTGCCACACAATCAGAATAGATTGTAACCCAGCGGCACAGTGCTGGGCTATTCAAAACCAAGCAGTTGCTTGGCATTGACTAACGCTCTGACAAATTCCCTCTTCCCTTTCTCGCTGCCATCCTCTGCCAGTTCAGACATACGGGTGATGAAATGCAAAGCCTTGCCGTACTTCCCATCGAGCTTCACCCTGTCCAGCACTGTCTCGACTGCGTTGCCGTCATACTTACACCCCTTGTTGTTGAGCCAACTGCGAAGCTCACCCTTCCTCTCCCCGTTGTCCAGCACCTTCAGCATTCCAACCAAAGCATTCAACTCGCTGTCCGCGAAGTCCTCTGGTGCTACGGAATCCAGCAGCGAAGGCTTGGCCAGCAGCATACCCACGGCAATCAACTGAAGTTCATACTGCGGTGTCACAAATGAGTTTGTGCTGCACCTCACAGGTGCCTCCAGTTGTTGCGAGCCAGACGACCGATGAGGTACGACGCCTTCTTGAATGTCAGGTCTTTGGTTCCAACATTATGTTTCTTCAACAGCTTGCACTGCTTATAGGTGGCAAGGCCACGACGAGACCTGTCGATGAGGGAGTCCAGTGCTTGGCTGGCCTGATGAAAAGACATCGACTCCACGACGTGCGGCTCGACCTTGAACTTCTCCAGTGCCTGACGCTGCTTGGTGGTTGGCTGCCTTCCCTTGTGCCAGCCCGGCTCCCGTGTGGAGACAACACCGATGGCACCGAAGACATCGACAGTACGAGTCTTCACCTTGGCGGTCGCCCGTATCCTTGCTCGCTTCTCCTTCTCGACCCGAACCTCCTCCGCTGCCTTGCGAAGTTCCTCGGCCACATCCACTTCGTCCCGCTCATCCTTAGACTTGGCGTTGCTCTTGGCCCTGTCGACAACGTCATCGTCGTAACTGCCACCCAGTATGTCAGCAGCAGACACAAGCGAGTGCCGAGAGTTCCCCACGAAATCTAATATCGTGACGTAGGGCTTATCACTATCTTTGATAGCCGCCTTCCTCTCGTCTGGTGTGTCGAACCTCCAGCCATCACCCTCAATAACATTGGGAAGGACTCTTGTGCCACGCCCTGCCATCTGTGCGTACAGGCTGCGGCTCCTTGTCATCCTTCCCATGGACAGGGTGCGAACGGCAGGTGAGTCGAACCCCTCGGTCAAGCATCCAACATTCACTGCAAACTGAAACGCCCCCTTGCTGAAGTTGTCCAGCATCCGGCGTCTGTCCTGCTTGTCGTGAGACAGGATGACTGCGTCGTGCTTGTCGTCCTTGTCAACCCGGCTGACCAGACAGTAAGAACTGGCTGGCTTGTACCGGTTGAATATCTCCGTCATCCGACTGGCCTGCTTCACCCCAGCCGAGAAGACAAGTGTCTGCCCATCAGACATCTGTATGGTGGGGGAGGTGAGCCGGTGGAGAATCCGTTCTCGCACCAACTCTCTCTCAAGGGCAGCGTCCACGAAGTCACCACCCCGGCAGGAGATGCTGTCGAAGTTTAGCTCCTCGACGGTGACATACTGCTGCCGGATGGGGCACAACCACCCATCACTGATGGCACTGGGTCCACCGTTGGGATCCAGTAGCGGGTAATCGAATAGCACCTCGTCGAATGTTTGACCGAGAGCCTTCTCGTCTGCCCGGTCAGGGGTGGCAGTCACCCCCAGCACACACAGGTCTGGGTGGTCGAAGTAATCCAGTATCTTCTGGTAAGTCTTGTTCGACCGGACGGCATGGTGGGCCTCATCTATGATGATAAGCCCCACCTTCTTCGGGTCAGGGAACGCACCCCTCAACCTGCGGTCCCGGTACAGCGTGTCCTTTGAGGCGAATGTTATGTTGGAAAGACTGAGCCTTGGTCGGCGGTACTCAGCCATCTCGATGTCGCCGTACTCTCCGGTGTTCTTCTTCCACCGTCGCCACGGTTGCCAGATCAACTCCTCTCTGTGAGCCAGAACAAGGACGTGTCCTTGTGGCCAGTTGTGTGCAATGGAAAGGAAGGTCTCTGTCTTCCCTGTTCCTGTTGGCATAACGATCAGGCCGCTTCGAACCCCATTCGAGAACCTCGACATCGAGTCCTGCTTGGCCTGCAACTGATAGTCCCGCAGTGTTGCAGCCACTCTACCCCTTTCTACACATCTCCATCCAAGTGTTGATTGCCTCTTGCATGTTGTGTCCAACTGTTGTGCGTGTACACGCCTGACATCTCACGAAGAACCAGAACTTTCCGGTGGTTGGGTCTTTCTTCAACTCCTCCAGTAGAGGATGGTCCCTGCACTCAGGGCAGTTTGGAATCCTTTCCACGATACGCCTCCCTTTTGTGGTCCTGCTCAACACCAGTTTACCACATCGGGTCACGCACCCTTGATCTCCTTCGGGAACCCGTCGTACCTGTTCTGGTGTACCCAGCCAAGCTCGTCACACTCAGCACATCCATTGCCACCACAGTAGGGGCAGACGGTGTGCGGTCGTGCAGCCTTCAGGTGCGATGCCACGTCGTTCAGGTAGATGTCCACCTCTGGGAGGTGGATCCTCTCCCCGCCCTCGCAGTCAGACAGGTTTGCAATCTCAGACTTGAGGTTGCCAACCTTGGTAACCAGTGACTGGAACACAGGTAACGAATCGAATGTTGGGTCCAAGGAAGCGGGGATGCCCACCCCGTCTGGCTTCGGAGTGTCTTTCTTTGTGGCTTCCCGGTGCGCCTTGGCAACATTCTTGTTCAGGGTGTCGGATAGCTTCTTGGCTGCGTCTGAGTCACCACTCTCTTCCGCTGCTTCAATGACATCCATAACCTTGGATGCCTTGCGTGCAGTCTTGACGTTCATACCAGCCGAAGCTGCCGCCCGTTCATCCGCCCGACCTTTGTCCCCCTCTGGGGCGGGGGTTCCAGACTTCTGCCTGATGGCAGCACGCTGCTTCTCGATGTCGAGGAGTCGCCGGTACTCACGAGTCTTCTGCTCGTTCGTCTTCTCTCGCTGCTTGTTTGCAAGCAGGAGAGCCTCCTCAATATCCAGAGGGTCGACAAGGTCTTCCCGGTAAAGAACAGGGACAGCCTTGTGTTGAAGAATACGGCTGGCCTGAACCCGGCGGTGACCACTGACGATGACATCGTCGGAGGTGGCTATGATTGGCTCAAGGATTCCGTTGCGGCACGAGTCAACAAAGTCGTCGTCGGCAACGTCACCATAGATTTCAATGTTTGTCGGGTGGTTCTTCAGTGAGTGCGGATCAACCTGAGTGATTTCCATTCGTGGTGCCGTCCTTGCTATTCAGTGTGTCAACAAGAGCGATACTCTTTCGCGCCCCGGCGGTCCCGCCAAGCTGCTCAAAAGCACGCAGAACTTTCTTCGCAGTCTCAATCCCTCCGCAAGTGCGGACGAATGTCGACGCCGCTTCAATCCTGTTCATGGCCCGAGTCGTCGTTTGGGCCTTTGTCTTGGTGGTCTGGCGGTTCCTCCTTCTGGTGATCCACGCCTTGCGCATCGCCTCGGAGTGTGCCTGTCGCCTGTCGTCGCTCCACTTACCCATCAGATTCAACCTTTATTCTGGTGAAAGTTTCTCGCTTCATCCAACACTCTGTTCAACGGAACCCCGTTGTTTATCTTTTCCTGCAACATCCGGACAGTCGTGCGTGCTGTTTCATAGTTGCCACGCGCCTCGTCAACGGTGATGGACACCCCTTCCCAGATCCAAGTGCATACCATCCCGGCGTCCTCTGGGTTGGTACACCCTGCACGCTGAAGCTGTGTGTTCAACTCCTTGACGTAATCCCTCTTCTTTGGAGACGACTCCTCCTCTGCCGCAGGCTCAGGCTCTGCCACAGGCTTAGACTCCTTGAAGTCGTCGGCCTCAATGTCGGAATAAACATACCCATGAAGACCGGCCAATGAAAGGATGACCCGATCTTTTCCTCTCTTTTCTGCCATGGCATACGGGTAGCTATTCTTATTGTTGTAAGGGGAGGCTTCTCCGAAGGACCACTCCTCCCTCACTGTGTCATCGGCGGGCATCGAGCCACGGACTAAGAGGACAACTGTCTTCTTTTCCGGATCACTGTGGATAATCTCAGGTTGGTGCCACTCGATGCCCGCCTTGATGGCGATGATCTGGCATGCCTTGTGAAGGATGACCCACTGTCCGTGGCAATCCCAGCATGCTGTTTCCAGATCAAGGTCATACTTCTTCAATGTTGCCTTGATAAGCTCTGTCGCCTGCTTCTTCTTCGCCATTATCTGATCCTTACACCTTGTGAACGAACCAGCGTGGCCCCCGGAACTTCCTCGCCCCGCTCAATAGCCAGCTTGATGTCAGCCTTGGACACCTTCCTTGGGACAGCCACCGTAAACTCCTCTGGGATGTTGTCAATGTCGAACACATCCACAGCCGGTGGGTTGTCAGCAATTGAGATGTTGAACAGCGAGGACTTTACACGCAACATTCCAGAAGAAAGCATGCACTCCTTGACGTATTCCTTCAGGGAGTCTGCGTTGCGTGCGAACGAGCGTGCGCGTTTGGTCAGCCGGTCGGCCTCACTGCGACACACATCTGCCTCGGCGTTGAGGGTCTTCAGTACCTTCACGCAAGAGATCAGCTTGTCTTCGAAGTTGCCCTCTGCCTTGCGTAGCCTTTCCTTGAGGTCGTCCGAGAAGTCCTCGTCTGGATTAGCTTCAGAAATCTCCCGGTATATCTCGTCGAACTCCTCAGCCAACTCGTACAGCTTCGGCATGGTCGCCCTCCTCAACGATCTCTTCTCTCAGGACGGGGATGGCGGGAGGGGCGTCGAACCCCAGACGCACACAGTTCTCTCGGATCTCCAGCACGGTGACCCAGATCCCGTCGCCTATACGAACTCGCTCCTCTTCACGCCTTGCAAGAACCAGCATCCATTCTCTCCTCTCACGCATGCGTTCTGTGTGGGACGCAACTATAGACGCATGCGTGAAAGGTGTCAAGCAGAAAAAGCTAGGCGTTCGGAAGTATTTTCCGAAGCTGCTGGATATCGTCGTTGGTGAGCAAACGGTCTCTACCCTTCCGGGTGCCCAGCTTATTCTCAAGGCACAGCCTTCTTATGTAGCTGTCCGTTACACCTAGGATGCCCGCCACTTCCTTGACCGTGTGGATCTGGTTCATTACTTCTGAAGACATTGGCACGCTTACGTTACTGGTGGTGGGGAAAAAAACCTGCCATTCCCGTGGAGAAATGGCAGGCTGGAAGCCGGTGGGGCGGCCTCTACTTCTTGACGGCTTTGCCCGTGTCGGCACTGCCTTCAACATTCTTCACCGCACCGGACGGGAAGTTCGGCTTCGGCTCAGCGATGGGAGTCTTGGTTCCGCCGGTCTTGGGATTCGGGTTAGGCATGGATCACCTCGTTTCATTCGAGTCCTTGAAGCTGGTACGAGCGGGACGCCCGAAGATACTCCAGCAGTTCCTGCAATTCCTTCTCTCGTTCCTGTCTCTTGGCCAGATCACCCAGCCGTGCTTTCGACCTCGCCCTTGCTGCCTTGGAAAGGCTGGCGTGCAAGTCTTGCAGTGCCAGCTTCTCCGCAGCTTCTTCTTCAGGCATGCCCGCGAAAGCTGCCTTGGGGTAGTATAGCTTCTGGAACTCTTCCACACCACCCAAACCTCGCATCGCCTGCTCAAGATTCTGGCGACGGACCATCTCACGCTGCCATCCCTCGATGTCGGTGGGCCTCATGCCGGTCGCTGTGCGAGTGAGGTAGCTCAGTAGCCTGCTTGTATCTCCCTCCAATGCGGGGGGAATATTAGACGTGGCCTGACGTAGCTCCGACACCCACCGGGCAAGGGGTGTGTTCATGAGGAGGTGTTCAGCGTCATCGAACCCGGCTGTCCTGTAGGTTTCGGCAAGTTTCTTCCGAACCTCTCGTCCAGTCAGTCCACCCGGACCACCAATCGGCTGGTCGCCTGTCGGAATGCCCCCAAGGTTTGCCAGTATCCCCGGAAGGATCGGGGTTAGGTCAGACAGTGGCCTGCCACCCACTCCCTGTGGCCCCTTCTGGAAGAATGTTTGTCCTGTAATCTCCTCAAGCGGGTACTTCAACAGGGGGTTGGCCCGAGACAGCAGTTCGCGACCCATCTCAGAAGGAGATGAGGAGAGCATTTGGATGGGGTCTTCGAACATGAACCCGAGGCTGGTCAGGTAGCGGTGCGTCTGACGCTCACCCGGACCCGCCTCCTCTGGGGCGAACGGTCCACCCAAGGGGATGCTTGCCGTCTCGGCCACATGCTCAGGAACGTAGCCCTCTACCCGATTAAGACGTGCCCCCCGGATAGCTTGGCCCAGCCTTCCGCCCGGCTGCTCGGCCAGCGTCTTGGCAACCCACTCCCCCTTTTTGCGGGTGAACTTGTAGAACGGGAAGATCCTCTGCATGACATCAGTTTCAAACCGGGTGAACGCCCTGTTTGAATAGTCAACCTGAACACCCTTTACAATTCTCGCCGCCTCAGCAGGATCAACACCTCTCCACAAGAGTTCAGCAAACGGAGACACTCGGTTCAATGTCTCCGTGAAGTCGGCTAGTTCCTGACCGGCAACAACCGGTGACCATGTGGACTCTGAGGTCGCTTCGCGGAACCCCGGAATAGCGTCCCGAATTTTTGCACCCAGCTTGCTGAGTGTGCCCCGTGGCCCACGAACTGGACCACCAGCACCGGGATACCTGCTGCGCTGGAAGTTCCTATCCGCCAATTCTTCAGGAGTCAGCTTCCTGAGAGGTGACGCCCCAGCCACATGTGTCGTCCCGAGGGGGTTGAACGCTGGCACTGTGCCATCGTCTCGGAAGAACCGAGACCTCCAGTTGCCCAGCTTCCTGCCAACTGCGTGAAGCAGCGTTGGCCCCTCGACACCGTACCACCGGCCACCGACAAGCGGAACATTCTCAAGAACATTGAACTTGCGAGACCCAAACAGACCTCTTGACGGGTCGAGCCGGTCGACAGCCCTTCCAGAATCAGCCTGACCAACCACATCACGCATGACGTGCATGTCTGGAGGCACGCCATGCCGCTCGACAATCTCCTCAAATACCCTCAACCCGTTCTCTGAGTTGATATCCATTCCCCGCCGCTTGAGTTCCGCCTTGACGACGGGGATTGTCTCAACACCAGTAGCCTTGCCACCCCGGATAATTCCAAGCACAAGCCCAGTGCTTCGCTTGCTCCACATCCCAGCTACTGCGTTCTCTATCTGTCCAGACACGAGGTTTCGAGACTGGTACATCGCATGAGGGCCAGTGACATTGGCCTTGAACATGTTCATGTACCCGTCCACGAAGTTCAGGACGGACTCCATGCCCTTGCCAGTGGTGTACGCATTCTTCACTCGGCCAAGCTCTTCGGCAAAACTCCCATCAACACGGAAGTTCTTGGCGAAGTAATCGACAATGTTCCTGCTACTCGCCTCCTGCCCTGCATCAGTCAGGGTTTGACGAATCTGCTTTGCCGTCGCCTCCCCCATGAACTCACGGACAAAGTTGTCTGCGTCGGCCTCACCCAGATCCACACCAATCTTCTTCAACGCCTTCTCTGCGGTGAGGAACTCACTCGACAACGGCAGGTCGGACTTGGCGTGACGCCCAACCATACCCATAGACACTTCTTTAGCACTGTTGGAGTCGATGCCCGCGAGAACCCTCTTCTTCATATCGACAATGGGCGCGTTACCGAACACTCCCTTCTTCACCTGCTCGTCTGTAATGTTCTCAACCCAGTGAGAGAAGGCGTCCGTCTGGTCTCTGACGGTTGCGAACACATCTTCTCCCTCGTCAGCCGCACGCCCCATTGCCTCGGCAGAGTTGTGAAAGAATCCTCGCTGAGACTTTCTTGGGATACCCGCAATGCCACCGCCGACAGCCGGTACTCTGGCTGGAAGCACACTCCCCACGTTCGTGGTGGTGATAGTTTGTCTTCCGGCCTCCGCTCCGGGCAGGCGAAATCTGGTGCGCGTCTTGGTGACAGGGGAGGCGTCCGTCGTCACCCCGTATTTTTTATAAATGAGATCCTTGAGTTGTCTCTGGTAATTCTGCAAGTTTGTTTTCGTCGTCATCCTTCCGGCACCGTAGAACGGATTGCTCGGTATGAAGCGACTGATGCCCGGAGCCTTTATCCTTCGGATCGCCTTGCGTAAAGCGTCCACTTCCGGGTCTCTCAGGATGGCTTGGATAGTTGCCTCGCCGCCACTGACACCCTTCAACTCAGCACGCCTGCCAAACACAGCACTTGGATCTTCTACATCAAGTATGGCACCACCGGTTTCTGCTGCCCGGCCACGCTGAAGTCCCGTACCATATCTGGGCCAGTACCCCTGCTCTCCGAATATTCCCACGTTTGGATCAACGGCAGTGGGAGACACCCTTGGACCGGCACCGGTATTCTGTGGAACCCGGTGAAGCAGCGGGGATTCGTCCAGCAGGTGGGCTTTAGCACCAAGCTGCTCAGCCCTCCGATGGATGGCATCGACTTCCGCCATCCCTAAATCACGAACATTGCGTATTTTTCTCAGGTCGGCAGGGTCCAACCTAGAGATATTACCCAAGATGTCAGCACCCTCTTCGCCAAGCTCTAGTATGTGACGCTGGACGCTGGGGTCTAGCACGGCCAAGGCGGATTGTTGCAGCCTAGGCAGGTTTTGCAGAAACGCCTTCCCCCTAGCTGTTGTCTCAGCCACATTGGCCATGTCCATTGCTCTGGTAGAGCCAATCTCCTGTGCCGCCCGAGTGAAAAACTCGTTGGCTCTTCTTTCCGCCTCCTCACCCGCATCTTGCAGGGCGGGTCCAGCCTCTCGCTGGAACAACTCTGTCCCAAACCCACCGGCTGAGGGAGAGAACTTCTCGGACAGGAACCTGACTGGGCCTGAGTAGGCGATGCCGTGGCCAAGCGCGTCCATAAGTGGAGACAACGCCGCCCCTCCGGGGAGCCTCGCCTCCATTCTTGGTAGGTGCCGGGGCTTCATGCTGGTGAACGGAACTTTCAAACCAGCACCAGAGAAAGGAACACCCATGTGGTAGGCACCAATGGGTTCGTTCATCATCTTCATGAAGTCATCAGACCCAACCTCAATCCCCCTCCCCTCGGCTGCACGGAACAGCCTTTCCGCAGCTTCTGCTGGTTCGTCAGCAAACGTGACCATGTCTTTCGGGGTAACCACATCCATGGACTGACGCTTTTTGAACAGCCCGCTGCTGCCATCAACGTCGTTGAGTCCTCTGGCTTGATCCCCCAGTTCGGTGAGGTATCTGTCTGTGTCAGAGAGGGTGTCTAAATGGTCTGCCCGTTTTCCGGCAGCCTCTGCCGCCTCAGCCAGCTTGGACAAGTGCTTTGATTTTCTGGCGGCTGTCTTAGTGACGCCCCGCAAACCCTTGCCAGCCAAGCCAGCACCCTTCATGATCTTGCTTAAGATTCCGGGTCCGACATACGTCAGCGGATCAAGTAGCACCTCGGCAGTGAACCCCGCAGCGAAGCCGGGGTCTTCGCCAGCACCCCACGCCTCCAACATTTCTTCGCCAGTTGTTCTTCTGTCGAAGTCGAATGTTCCCCTGAAGGGGTTGCGTCCAGAGAGGAGGTTCCTGACCCACGATCCGGGCGTGTCCAGTACACCACCGACCAGACCGAGGGCGTTGAGGGGAAGGTCGGCAGCATGCTCTAGAGTGGACCGCTCTGCGGCCTCCTCCTCTGGGGTCATCCCTATGAGGAGTGCCTCCTCCTCTTCCCGCCTGCGCCGCTCCTCTTCCTGCTTCCGCATCATGCGGAGCAGTGCGTTTAGCCGTGACATCAGGGACTCCTACTTAAAGTGAAAGTCCCAGTCTTCAGGGCTAGATGTTCTGTCGAACCAAGTGCCGGGCATAATTCCTGTGTCCTGCTCCTTGAACAACTCCTTCTTGTACACGTCCGACTTTGTCCCGAAGTGGCCATAGGCCATGATGATATGCGATCTAGTCATCCAGCCCGGAAGGCCATATTCTTCCCGGTTTTTCTGAATCCAGTCGGCGTATTGCTCTGCCCCGTTGTCTTGATACCGAGTTTTGAATGACCCGGTGTCAAAGACGTGCTTCAGTTGCAAGTAGGCTTGCTTGTCCCACTTCCCGGTTTCTGTGTCCGTGTCGGCGTTCTTCATGGCAGCGACACGCTTCCAGTGTTCTTTCTGCTCCGGACCTACGGTAGACACACCGGCATTGGGAGCAAGCGTGTCATCTTCTTCGACTGATGTCTGCCAGCGATCTGGGTATTGTTCTGTACTCTTGTAAGCATCGAACCGGCCCGTCGTTTTTGTCGCCACTACTGCGGGGTCATTCTTCTGTTCTTGTAGTTCTGTTTCCGTTTTTTGTGCATCTCTTTGTTCCAAATTTAGTCGCTGTTGTGCAATGTCGACTTGCCTGTTACTCGTTCGTTGTGCCGCATCTGCTCTTCGGCTGTCTATTCCTGCTTGCTTAGCTAATTGTCTGTTTCTTGCGGTGGTTGACCTGTAGGTAGCCGCTGCCCTCGGGTCTTGCCTGAGAAGGTTCTGGTACAGCACTGGGTCGAACCCGGAATCGCCCCCCTCGTCCCCTGTCAGGGATCCGCGAAGCCCGCCCCTGCCCTGATTGGCACGGAGGAATGCTCGCTGCTGCTGCTCTTGGCGACGGGCTTGGGTTAGGTGGGCACGGCTGCCCCTCGTGACTTTGCCCCCACCCTCTTGTGTGGTTTCATATAGTTCTGGTGGCTCAAGTCCAAGCCCCTGCGCTCTAGCCCTTGCGGCGAGGGCGTGGTCCTCTTTGAGGCTGGCGCGAGAACCGCGAGTCCTTTGCCGCTGGGCAATATCACCACGTTCGATGACAGCCCGGACTTCAGCCTCACTCATCCCCGTTTTGATTTTGTCGGCGTAGTACCCACGCCCGTCCATTGCTTCTTGAACCCGCTTGTCCATGTCTGGACGACTGATGTCACCGGTCCAGATTCCTTGGCCGGGATCACGACGCTCAAGGCGTCCCGGCATGCGGATCGGCCTGTCGCCCGGAACAATGCCGACCGGGTCAGCATCCGGGTCTGTCTGTGTCGGACGATCCCACGGGAGGTCATCAGGCGTGGCACCCAGAGGTGATCCGGGTCCAAACTTAGCATTCATGTTGGCACTGCCACCGTGTGCTGCGGTGGGGGAACGCAATTGCTGCTGGCGAGCCGCCTCGCTCTTGGCCATGATCTGCTCGGCATCACCCTGACCAAGCTGCCGGGACACATCCCTCTGCTCAGCCCGCCTGACCCTAGGGTCGTCAGGAGCCAGACCTGTTCTTTCTCCCTCAACAGCCAAGTCTGGTGCTGCGGTAGTGCTTTGCACATCCTCTGTTGGCTTCGGCTCCGGATCGTAGCCTTCCCCGCCTCGCATCGCCGGATCAGCAATAGCCATAAGCCTGCGGTGTAGCTGCTCAGATTCCTCCATGATCCGCATGGCTTCTGCGGTATCGCCATTCTGTAGAGCTTCACGGCGACGCTCAAGATTCTTCTCTAGAAGACGCTTGAGAAGTTCCGGGTCGTCGGCCATCTGCCCGCTAGGTGCGAGTGCCATCAGTATCTCCTACGTCAGGTACGGTGCGAGGGCACCAATGGTTTGGGCATTAGCTTGACGCTGGCCAAGGTTGTGCTGCAACAGGTTCTGCAACAATTCGTTGATTCCGCCGGTTGCTCCAGAGATAGCACTGTGCTGGGCCAACGGACCAAGGTAGTTGGCGGTGGTTCCGCCACCAACACCACCCTCGGGTCCAGTCTGGCTGGCTGTTGCACCCAACATTGCAGCATCCCTGTTGGCCATGGTGTTGCCAACAATGTCGTTCACACCACGGCGAAGGACACCCTCGAATGACGGGGTGTTGTCGGCAATGTTTGGGCCAACCTCTCGGGGCATCCCGCCACCCCAGCCACCGCCCATGCCGCCGCCAAGGAGCCGCTCGATAAGGGGCATGAACATCTCTGCTCTTTCCCTCTTGTATTCGAACGGAAGTCTGGCCCGCTCAGTCTCTCCAGACTCACGGAGAGTAAGCTGTGCCATGTCAGCTTCATGCTGCTTCTGCTGCAACACTCTCTGCTCGCCTGCCTGAAACTCCAGACGGGCCATCTGCTGCTCAATGTTATATCGCTCTAACTCGTTGCGGGCACCAGCCAGTTCCTTCTCAAGGGCCATCTTCTCCCTTGAAAGGCTGGCCTCAAGCTCTGCCCGCTCCAGTGCGGCGGCAATGTTCGCCTCGTTGATCCTTTCGTCGGACCCAAACTTCAGCTTTGAGACCTCGTAATCCATCTGGGTTTTGAACAAGTCGGCCATCACCGGATCCATCTGCCTCTTGATCCGGAAATCATCGAACATTACGTCGATCATTTCGTTGCCGTAGAACTCAGCCCCGCCGGGGGTTCTGATCTTGCCCCTCCCGCCGCCACCGCCGGGCATGCCCGGCATGCCGGGGAAGCCACCGCCACCGCCACGCCGGGACGATTGGTCAAAACGATTTTGCATAGCACCGGGAAACGAAGGTCTGCCTTTATACGACAAGCTGCCGTACATCAGGTCCATCGGCATCTCGTAGGTGCCGGTCGTGGACTCTCTCCACAGTGCCCGGTTGTGCTGTGGCATTCCAATCATTGACTGGAACTGCCTTCGGGGAGGTTTGCCAATGCCTGATCCAGCCCCATGCTCAGCACCGGCTGGCCTGCCTTGGAACAGTTGCCGCGCGATCTCATGACGGTTGGGGTCTCCGTAGATAACGTCACGGTAACCGCCCAAGCCACCTGTTCGCTCAACACCCATTACTATCTCCTAACACCGTAGCTGAATTGTGATTGCGGCTTCCTGCCACTTGCAAACATGTTTCTTCCGCCGCCAGTGCCACCCCCGCCCAGAGACTGGGCCAGACCGCCCGTCTTAGCACCAGAACTGCTGACCACTCCGGGCGTTAGCCACTGTGGTGCAGCCGCTTTCTGTTGCTGGGGACGCATCGGTGCTTGGGGAGGAGCCGGTTGTCCCGGCAATTGTATCACAGTTGGTGGCATAGGTTGAGGCTGGAATCCACCGCCACCGATTGGAATGTTGATTATCGGGTTGAATATTGGGTTGAACTCGTTGATTGGGTTGAACTCGTTGATCGGGTTCACACCAATAATCGGGTTGATGCCAGTGACAATGTCCCCGGCACCTCCACCCGGCGCACCCGGCGCACCCGGCGCACCCGGCGGGCCTTGCGCACCCGGCGGGCCAATTGGTCCCGGCTGGCCAATTGGCCCCGGCTGAGGCTGAGGCTGAGGCTGAGGAAAATCATCAGGCCAAGGTTGAGGCTTAGGCAAATCATCAGGCCAAGGTTGAGGGAAATGGTCATTCCCCGGCCAGCCGCCACCTCCCCACGGGTCGTCGGGTGGCGCGCCGATGCCGGGGTCCGGCCTGATCACACCCGGAAATCCGGGGTCGCGGACATTTGGTTCGTCAACAAAGTGAGGATCGTCTGGTGCCTGAGCATCTGGATCCCACGGACCCGGAAATCCGGGGTCTATGTCGTCAGGGAAATCCGGGTTTTGTCCGGGGTCAGGCTTCGGTGGCTTCATCGCCGGATGGTCTGGTGGTATCCACGGACCCGGACTAACTCCGGGCTGGTCACCGAACCCCCAGTCGTCGCCACTGCCAGCATTAGGAACGTCAAAGTGGGGGTCGTCCGGAATCTGATCTATCGGCCCTCCCCATTGTTGAGAGGGCAGCGTCCCCCTTCTCCAATCTCTATCTTCCTGCTGCTGACCACCGCCCTGCTGCTGTTGTTGCTGGTCTTGAAACCAGCCCGGCACACTAATCTCACCGCTTCTGCCGACAACATTGCCCCTGTCGTCTACGATCCAGTCGCCTTTCCATCTCCACCCACCGGGGAGCTTGTCGCCAGCCGAGTATTTTGCGTTGGGGTTCCCTGCTGGTGCCGGTCTTTGCTGCTGCTGCTGCTGTCTTCTCCGGTCACGCCTCTGGTACACGGCAGCCTTTCTTTGCTTCGCGGCTTCGTGCCACTGTGCCCTTGGATCTACGGGTGGCTGGGGAGGTAATGTATGTGCCATTATCTAGCTCCTACTGCGCCCGGAGGTCTAAAGCTGGGAACGGGTTCCCACGGAATCGGAGGAAGTCCATGTTTCTCTCTCTGCCTGTTCTCTTCTTCCCTTCTCTTTTTTGCCTGCTCTGTCAGTGCCTTTGATGCCTCGTCTATCGCTCTTTGATTTGCTTCGTCGCGATCTCGTATCCGTTTGCGCTTCGCCCTTTTCTTTTCCATTGCTCTCTTTTCGGAACCCATGTTGTAATCAGGGTGTCCCTCGGCTGAGAAAAGACCCATGTGGATTAGACCCAACGCCCTCTGGTACAGGTTTCTAGATTGCCTTGCATACGCCGCAGTGTCTGAGTCACCACCTATACGAGCGACGTATTCTCGCTTTTCTTCCTCGTATATCCTTCGCGCGAGCTTTTCTTCTCCCCAAAGCACAAGCCCCCCACGTCGACCACGACCGTCACCGGGGTCTTTGCCAAGGATTGTATTCTTGGCGTGGGTGACAGATTTATTGGCTCCCCATGAGTAATGCTCCTTCCACCAAGTGGCCCACCCCTGCGTGGTGTTTGGCTGCCGGTAGTTGGTGCTGTTGAGCGGGTTGCTCATCTTGGGGTCTTTGGCCCACGGCGGTCGATTCTTCCCCTTTCCAGCTTGCCTAGGTTTAACGTCGGGCGTATCGCGCCAGTCTGGTGCTGGACCCGGACCACCCCAGATGGGGTCTGGTGCGCCACCGGGCGCGCCACCACCCGGAAGCCTGCCGCCTTGGCCGGGAAGGGGGACGCCGCCGCCGCGCTGCTGGTTGCCAACCCAGTAGAACCCCTCCCCTTGTGGCCCCTGCCTGAACTCGTAACCGGGGATCTGTCCTCCGGGCCGGGACGAGATGAAATACTTTCCGTCCGGCGGATCGTCAGACGGAATGCCGCCGGGGTCTATAGGCTGCTGGCCGCTGGTGCCTGCTGCTGCTGGCCACCAAACGGGTTTGCCGCCCGGATGCCATACCCGGTCGCGGCGGCCGGGAGCAGAAGGCCCCCACCAACCATCTTGGCCACCGCCGGGGTCTATAGGCTGCTGGCCGCGATCGACTCGGGCGTCCTCTTCCATCTTCCTCTGGATCCAGCCTATTATGGAACCCTGACCCCACCCGTAGTTTCCGGGCAACTTAACTTGCGGACCCCTATCTTGCAGTCGTGGCGGTTGGCCCCAATGTTCTGGGAATTTATCCCAGCCACCCGGCGGCGGCGGCGGAATCACCCCGCCTACCGGCGGGCGGCCCACCTGCTGGCCATCGTCAGACGGAATGCCGCCGGGGTCTATAGGCTGCTGGCCGCCGCCCTGTCTAAAGGGCCGCCAACCTTCGCTTCCCACCGGGGGGCCATATCCGGAAGTGACCTGTTTACGCTCACCCGTAATATCATTTATCCAATCGACCATCACCATCAGCTTGGGCTGGCCGGGGCTTAGATCGACCCAGTCGGGAGCGTAGCTTGGTCCACCACCGGGCCGTCCCGGTGGCTTGACGGGTGGACGCTGTCCCGGTGGCTTGACGGGTGGACGCTGCCCCGGTGGCTTGACGGGCGGACGCTGCCCCGGTGGCTTGACGGGCGGACGCTGCCCCGGTGGCTTGACGGGCGGCTGTGGCGGCCACCAACCCGGACCACCGT